ATGTGCAGCCACTACCAGACCCTGAAGGACGCCGAGCTACTGCTCAAGAAGTTTGGCGTGCGCGACAAGACAGCCGAGATCGGAAAGTACGACATGTGGCCGCGCTACCAGGGCGTGTTCGTGCGCCGGCCGATGGAGCATGACGCGGGCGACGAAGCGGTACCCGACCGGGAAGTGACGCTTGGCCGATGGGGTCTTATCTCAGGTTCAACCGGCCCGGACGGCCTAGCCGCCGCTGAGAAGCTATCCACGTTCAATGCCCGCGACGACCGCGTGGCCAACGCCTTCACGTTCCGCAACGCCTGGCGCCGTGCGCAGCACTGCGTCATCCCAGCGGATGCGATCTTTGAACCTGATTGGCGCTCGGGGAAAGCGGTGCCCACTCGCTTCACGCGGGCCGATGGTGGACCGCTCGGCATTGCCGGCCTCTGGGATCGGTACCGGGACGCGGCCGGCCAGTGGCAAGAGAGCTACACCATGCTGACCATCAATGCGGACGAGGATCCGCTATTCCGGGACTACCACCAGGCGGGGAAGGAAAAGCGGATGGTCGTCATCCTGCCCGAAGGCGCCTATGGCGACTGGCTCACTGCACCAGCAGCCGACAGCCGGGACTTCCTGGTGCCGTTCCCCCCCGTTAACCTCGTCGCGACCCCGATGAAGTGACCCCGATATCGCTGGAATATACTGGATGCTCAACCAGTGTTTTCAGCCATGCCGTTCAAACCGCCCCTCTCCCACAACGACCTGCGCGCCATCCGTGAGCGGCAGCCATGGAACACCGATGTGATCGCCCTGCTGTGGGAGGTCAAGCGCTTACGCGCCAGCCTGCTGCGCGCCTACCAGCTATCGGACGACTTCAAGCGCCCCGCCGGGGTCACCGGTGACCTGTACGACGAATTCATGGAAGCGCTGCGCGCAGAGCCCTGTGTGATCGAGCGCGACCAGGACGTGCGGGATCTGATGGAAACACCGGACAAGCTTCGCAAGGGCATGGCGCCGCGCTAGGGTAAGCGCGCCTGACACGCCTCAAGCTGCGCCGTCACTCGCCGGATCCCAGCCCGGAGGGCGAAATAATCCGATCGAGCAGCGGGATCAAGTTCGGCGCGGGCTCCATCACCCACGCGGGCGCCGGCTCCGGCTTTGGGCACTCCACCGCCGGCGGCGGGGCAGGTGGCAGCGACGTGCAGCCGCTGGCGCCCAGAATCAACATCAGCCCGCAGGCCGTCGTCCTGTACTTGCGCATTGCGCATCCCTCCATAAGCGGCCCATTCGGCCTTGGCATTCCGTTCGTTGATCTGGCCGACTTTGGCCACGCGCCGCTCAAGAATCTCGCGTGCCTGGCGCTGTGACTCGGCGACGACGGCCGACTGATCGGCCTTCATTGCGGATATCTCGGCGCCGTAACGCCAGCTCTGCACCTTCCAGGCCGCGCCACCCGCCACGATGGCGCCCACCACCAGAGCCGCGGCGTACCCCTTCCATCCGATCAGTGCTGTAGACAGATCCACGTGTCCACCTCCCTGCGCGTAACGAGCCCCGGCAGCGTCACCAGCACACCGCCCACCCGCCCTTTCACCCAGCGGTCCAATTCGGCACAGCCACCCGCGTAATCGCCCGCATTGAACTTGCGGCGCATGGTCGACTCGGCCAGGTTGCTGGCCCCCAGGTTGTAGGTGAAGTCGATCAGGGCCGCGCGTTGCCAGTCATTCAGCGGCACGGTGATCAGACGGCGCACCGCCCGGTCAGCAATGGCCAGATCGGCGTCTCGCCACGCATCGCACTCGGCGTCGGTATAGACCCGCTTCGGGTCGATGTCCGAGCCTGTGTGCCCGTCGCACACCGTGAGCACGCCCACCGGGTCGATGTACGGCTTGCCCCGAATTTTGCCCGGCTCGAAGTAAGAGACCAGCACACCCGCGATAGCGAGCGCGCCAGCGCCGGAAGCCGCCAGCAATTTCCGCTTCAATCCTTCTGCGATCATTTGATCCCTCGCCATGCAGAATATGCAGTGATGATTGCCGTCCCTAGGCCCACGATGTACGCCAGTGGCTTGGCGACTCGCCCCAGCCCCTGGAGGACCTTGAAGCCACCCGCCAAAGCTTGGAAGGTGTCCACAATGTCCTGCGTGTTCTGTCGAATCGTCTCAATTGATGACGTGTTCCGCGCGGTGGCTTCCGCGTTATGGGCCATGTCTTGCTCCATTTGCACGACACGCGCGTGCAGTGACTTGATGAAGGCGTCGGACAGATGTTCGTCAGCCATGGCCTTTCCTTTGAAGCGACAACATCGCGTCCCCTATAGACGTAAAAAAGCCCGCCGAAGCGGGCGATATGTAACCTCTTATCGTGTCGTATGATGCTGCCGCAACCACCGGATGACTTGAATGAAAAACGCCAGCCACGGGATTTCTTATCGACCAGACATAGATGGCCTTAGAGCTGTCGCGATAATTTCCGTCGTCATTTACCACGCGCTACCCGACCTATTTACCGGCGGCTTCGTTGGCGTGGACGTTTTCTTCGTCATATCCGGCTTCTTGATTTCTTCCATAATCTTCCGGAAGCTTCATCAAGGCACGTTCAGCTTTGCGGGGTTTTACTTATCCCGGACCCGGAGACTGCTACCCGCGCTGGTGACAGTGCTGGTTGCGACATATGCTGCTGGCTGGATACTTCTGATGCCACAGGAATTTAGTCAGCTTGGCATTCAGATAATCGGAGGAGCAACTTTCCTTCAGAACTTCGTACTGTGGCAGCAGGACGGCTACTTCAATACGGCCTCGGAACTGAAGCCGCTGATGCACCTATGGTCGTTGGGAATCGAAGAGCAGTTCTACCTGATCTATCCGGCTATCTTGTTGTTCGCTTTCAGAAAGAACAAATGTCTCCCGACGATAGCGGCCATCGCGATAATTTCGTTTCTGCTCAACGTCGGGCGCATTCAAGGGCACCCGGTTGAGGTTTTCTTCTTGCCACACACTCGATTCTGGGAACTTCTCTCTGGCGCAGCCATTGCCTACCTGATGCTGCGTCCCGACACAATCCTGCATCGCATGTCTGGCGCCATCAGCAATTTGGCAACGGCGCTCGGCCTGGTCCTTATCGTGGGCGCCGCAGTGCTTCTCGATAGCCATCGCGCATTCCCGGGATGGTGGGCGCTAATCCCCGTTTCCGGAGCGGTGCTTCTTCTGGCTACCGCCAATCGATCTACGCTGGGACGGAGCATTCTCGGCAACCGTGTTCTCGTCTACATCGGTCTGATCAGCTACCCGCTCTACCTCTGGCACTGGCCGCTTATTTCGTTCGGGAAGCTACTGGATCCAGACCTACAACAGGGGACAAGGATCGCACTGGCATTGGCGAGCGTCCCTCTTGCTGCTCTCACCTACCATTTCATTGAAAAACCCTTGCGTATGTCCATGCGGCCGCGGATCGCCATACCAGCGCTGGGGGGCACGCTCGTTATTGCAGGCGCGCTGGGCGCTCAGGCCGTCGCCAGTCAGGGGGTCCCTTCGCGTCTGCCCGAAGCGATGCAGGCGGTAGCCACCTATAACTACCAATTCAAAGGCGATGCAAGAGGATCCATATGCTGGCTGAATGCCAAGGCATCCGGCTCCGCATTTGCTCCAGAGTGCTTCGAGAACCTGGATCGATCAGGCGGGAAATCGCTGATTGTTTGGGGTGATTCGTTTGCTGCCCGGCTCTACCCCGGGGTATTGGCAACCTTGGGCGACCGATATTCAATCGCCCAGACGACCCGCAATAGTTGTCCTCCCATGCTGGATAGCCAATACGACACCTGCAAGGCCGGTAACGCATTCACCCTGTCATTGATCAAACAACATCCGAACGCCACGGTCTTGATGTTCGCTGTCTGGGATCAATACACCAAAGACTGGGAAAAGCAGTCAGACGAACGAGATGCCTTGATTCTGACAATTCGCTCAGTCAAAGCTGCGGGTGTGAAAAACGTGATACTTGTTGGCCCCGCGCCACGTTGGCCCGAGAATTTGCCCAGCCTGGTACTGAAGACCTGGAAAAGTGGGGCCATTTCGCAAGAAGCTCCGACCCGCCTCCAAACACCCCTAAGCCCGATGATCCGGAGTATTGATTCGACCTTTCGCAAAATCGCGAAAGCCGAAAGAATCACCTATGTTTCTGCCTTCGACAGCTTATGCAACAACGACGGCTGCCTTGTTAGGACGAACGATAGCCCGACGAGCTTTACCACTTGGGATGACGGGCACCTAACCACCGACGGGGCGAAGGTGGTGGCGAAGTCGATACCGCTTGACTAGCCACCATTACCGCTGCCGCTCCTAATTCCCAGCGCCGCTTCCTGGCAATTGCAATCGCGGCAACTGGTCTATAAGTTCGCCGTCAGACGGAACGTCGCGCTCGCCAGCCTCGACATCGGCGAGGATCTCGTAACAGCGCGCCCACACCAGGCTGCGCCACGCGCGGAACGCCTGCCCTTCTGATTGGAACTTCGGCACCGCCGGTTCGTCGGCGTAGGTGATGGCATTTGCGATGGAGTCATAACGCAAGGAGCGCGCCGCCGCGTCCATGAACGATTGAACAAGCGCCACCTTCCGCGCCTCGATTTCGGCGGCCGTCAACGCCGTTTCGGGCGCCGAGAAAACACCTTCATCGTACAGGTATCCAATTTCAACGCCTTGTGGCGCCTCAACCCACACAAGCGAAGGGTGAAACATTTCCGCAATGTCGCCACGCGTTTCGAACAGTTCAGCGACGGCGCCGTTGTAAATTCGAGCGTAAGTTTTCATCAGCTGTATTCCTCGATAATTACGATGCCTACCGCGCCAGAGCCGCCCGCGAAGTTGCCGGCAAGCCCCGAACCGGCCGCTGCACCGGAACCGCCAGAACCGGGTCCGACACCATTAATTCCAGCGCCTTGGTTTCCAGAACGACGAGAGTTCGCGCCGCCACCAAAAACAGAACCCGCACCGATACCGGATTGATAGTTGCTTGAGGCCGTAACAATTGCCGTCCCACCTCCGTTTCCTCTGGCATTTATTTGGCCGCCCGTAGCATCTCCCCCTGCCCCGCCACCAATTGAAGTTACACCCGTGCTAGCTGCATTCCCCAGGCCACCTCCTCCGCCTGTTGCGGACATGATGGCTCCGAAAGAAGATGTGCCACCGGCTGATCCTTCGTTTGCGCCAGCGGGAGCGCCAGCGCCACCATTACCAACAGTGACGGTTTGGCCCGCAAACGACGACGTAAGGAAAGATTCGCAATAAGCGCCAGCCGCGCCACCGGATGCTGCCGTCCAAGCGCCAGCTGCGGCCCCCGAGATACCGCCACCACCGCCGCCGCCGCCGACGACCCGCACGCGGACGGCTTTCGTTCCCGTCGTGGGCGTGTAAGTAGAACTGCCGGGGGTTGAAAATAGACGGACATTCAGCAGCCTTCCTGCCTGAGACTTGACCCAGTTAGCTCCCACTTCACCTGGAGTGCTTGTGTTGTTGTCTGACGTCGATTGGTAAACCACACCATTGTGAAATGCAGAAGCGCCCAAAGGCCATCCGCCGTCAACCTCCTGCCATTTGGCGAAGCCGTTCAACTGAATCTCGCCGAGACTTTCGGTGACTTCATTGAGAATGCCGTTCATCTCGGACCGGCCCACCGGGCGATAGTTGGCGTTGTCGTTGGGCAGTTCGTAATCGGGCGTCCAGCCTGCTTGCAGCGACACCTTTCCATCGGGTTGGTCCGCAGCGGCCAGAGCCTCTTTGTCGCCCGTCGCCGCGAACGGCGTCTTGTAGATCCTGGTAGCCATTTACGCTCCAAAGTTTCCGTTTTCGAAATTGAGGTGGTTCGGGCCGAAGCCCCACGAGGGGCGCACCTGCACGGCCCACTTGATGCCGACCGTCGAAGGCCGGGGCAGAATGTCGGTCTTTTCCAGCAGGCGCCGCAGCCTGTAGTCGGGCGTGCTAGAAAACAGGAACGTGACTGTCGTCATGTCGTAGTTGTCGAACACGGAGGCCTTCCCCGCCCCAAAGACGCTTTCCAGCGCGCGGTTAATGTTCGGGGCGGTCGGCCGCATCGTCAGCTGAAACCAGCGCAGCTTCAGCAGCTTGCGCGCCGATTCGATGTCTAGGCTCACCTGGCCGTCGCTGGCGCGGCCGTAGTTTCCGTTCTCAAAATTGGCGTTGTTGACGCCAAACCCGAACACGCCTTCAACGCGCCGCGGTGCACCGATCTCCAGCGACACGCCGAGGATCCGAGCCCAGACCGAGAGCCCGAATTCGTTGGCCGTATCCAGGTCGAAAACGTCTCGGTGCCAGTTGCGCCAAAACTCGGATTGGTGGGCGTCGATCCACGCCTGGTCGTTCCGCGCCAGCGCAACAGCGCGCGGGGCGCCTTCGTACTGCCAAAGGATCGACCGCATCAGATCGACCGAGAAGTCGAATTGCTGGGTCCCGCTCATGCGATCACCACCTGGATTGAACTGCGCTGGGTGCGCGCGATCTGGTTGGGTGCGATCTCCATCGTGTCAGCCGACCAGGTTCCGGAGCCGACCACCGACAGTTCAACCTTCTTGACGAAGATCGTCGGCTCCTGCTGGTTTATGGCGCTGGCGAGCTCAAACGTCGAAACGTCGCTGCCGATCACGAAACTGACGTCTCCTTCGATGTCCCCATCGACGTAGTTCATGATCAGGTCCGGGACCAGCTGCTGGACGTCCAGCGAACTCGCCTTGACCGTGACGCGGATGAGGAGCGCAATCTCCTCCGGCCGGTCGAACTTCACTTCGTACAGCCGGCCGTTCACCGGATCCGGCACGTTGACCACGACCGCCCCGTTGTACCCGCCGCCGACGGTCTTGGTCTCGAATAGCGCCTGAGCGACGTCCTGATCGGTGCCGCCCTCCACGCACGCCCAGATGCTGTGCTTGCGCATGGGGATGCCGTCGATTACCTGGTCGATGTCGGCGTAGTTCTCCAGGTAGTAGCAGGAGCGAACGGCCTCGATGTCATACAGCCGTGAAACGATCGCCTCGTTGATCGATGTCGTCTGCAGCGCCAGGGTCTGCGCGCGTCGCCGGCGCAAGAGGACGTCGTTCTCTTCCAGCTGGCCTGGGATCGCCGCGGCCGGGTTGGTGATCGTCTCCCACCCCAGGACGCTGGAGGCCACCGTATCCAGGCCGCCCGGCGGGACGACAATTTCCCCGTCCTGCAGCGCGCGCAGATTGCCCGTTGCAGCGCCGGCCGAGTTCAGCACGACTGTCGTCACCAGCTCGAACTGCTCGCCCAGTGCAGTCTCCGCGATCGAGCCGGCGGGGACATTGGTACCGGGAACGCCGCCCAGGACGGCGCCCACAATCAACGATCGGACGCTGCTGCGCCGCCGGCCGCCCGTCAGCGCCATGAGCGAGTCGAGGAACACGCCGCCGGCGAGCGCCGGATTGATCTGGTTGGCCAGCTCGGCATTGTTCCGCGCGATCGCGTCGCGCTCCTCAACGATGCGGGTGATCAGCATGCCTTGCGGCGTCGCCGGGTCGGTAGGCATATCGTCGCCGAAGACGGCCCGGAATTCGGCCTCCACCTGCGCGCGCGTCGTGGCCGTGTCCGCAACGATGACGCCGCGATTTGCGATGAAACTGTAATCAGCCATTGATCGTTACCGTGCCGTAGGTGGTTTGTAGCGTCGCCGTGTACTTCAGCGACTCGCCCTCAATCTGTGTGACGAGGCTCACGATGCCGGTGACGTCCGGCGTGTCGAGCAGGCGCCGGCGCAAAGAAGCCTCGAACTGCGCCAGGTTCGGCTGCTTGCTGAACGCCTCGCGCAGGAACGGGATGCCCTCGTCGTAGGCGTGGATCATTTCCTCGCGCGTCGTGGCTGCGAAATGCTGGGCCTCCTGCGCCACCGCCTGCGCATCCGAAACCATCGCCAGGTTGCCGTTGGGCAGCGTCACGAAGTCGTTGTTGTCGTCGGTCTGAAACGAGATCAATTTGGGCCTCCTGAGTTGCCGCTGCCCGGCTGCACCCCGCTGTGATTGTGGGTGCTTCCAATGTTCTTGCCGTCGTGCGATATGGTGCCGCCAGACATAACCACGTTCCCGCCGCTGGTAGCGACGTTGCCCTTGAATTCGATGTTCCCGATCCATTCCGTCTCGGGTATTTCCACTGTCGCCTTGGGCGCCTTAATCCGAACCTCGCCCGCGTGCAGCGAGATGCAGACCGAACCGTCCATCGACTGCAGGACCAGCGCGTCCGCGTTTTCGCCCTCGATCGCCCAATCCTTGATCGTGTCCGGGAAGAACATCGCGTCGGAGAACGAATGCAGCCGCTCGGTGTTCGGCCAGTCCTCCCTGCCCCCACGCTGGAACATCAGGGACACGTCGCGGTCGTTCGCCTTCAGCCAACCGAAGTCCCCTTGCTTGATGGGGAACCGCATGAAGAAGCCGCCGCCGCCGAACCGGAAAACCGGAATATTGGGGATACTGCCCCGAGATATCTTCTGCCCATCCGTCGTGCCCACCATGATCAGCGGCTTAATGACGGCCCGATTTGACGTGTCGTCATAGGACACGACCTGCGCCGGAAGCATGTCGTCCAGGTTCTCGCGAATGAACGAGCGGATCCATGACTTCAGGACGCCTGGGAGGCTCCCATCGTCGGCGCCGTCGATATCGGGGGCTACAGTCGGCTGCATGTCGCTTGATAGAAAAATGGATCTTCGTGGCTTGCCACGTCGAACTTCAGTTGATCGATCTTGTAGTCGCCGTTGAGAGACTTGTTGAACTTGCTATCCAGGCGCAGCGTGCCGCCCAAGACCGACTCTCCGTCGATCAGATAGGTCACCTCCACGCCCTTCTCCGTTGCCTTGGGGATGCCCACCATGCCGCTGTTCATGTTCAGGATCTTGACGCGGCCTCTCACGGCCTTGTCGAAGTCCTGCACGATCAGCCGGGTGTCATCCACGAATGCCCGAACCCCGCCCGCTTCCGCCAGGCGATTGACCTGGCCCAGCGCGCCGCCGGTGTAGGTGTAGTTGGCGATCAGCTTGTCCAGGGCCTGGAAGTCCAAGGTGGCGCCGATGTCGGTGGCAATCGCCGCGGCAATTGCCGACAGCTTGGACGTGGCCTGGGCGCTCTTCGACACGACTGCACCGTTCGCCGCGTTGCCAGTCTTGGACTTCAAGACGATGTCCACGTCCGGCGGGCTGCTGGGCTCCGCGCTGATGATGTCCCCCGTGTAGACCTTGAACAGCCCTGTGGAGACGCGGCCAACCTCGACAACCAGGCGCTTCGGCGTGCGGTTCTGGTTGAAGGGGCTTGTCTCTGTCAGCAGGAAATCGCGCGTCTCGCGCCGCAGGTTCGAGATCGTCACGCTGCACTCGTTCTGAGTGGCGTTGGCGTACTTCGTGCCGCTGGCCTTGATCCGCATCCCGTCCTGTGCGCTGTAGTAGTTCGTCCGGCCGGACACCTCGATCCCGATCCGGATGGCGCGTAGGTCAATCATCGATTCCAACCTCCGTCGGTTCCAGGTAGACCAGGGACTGCGATCGCCCGAACTCCTCCCACCACGGCAGCTCGCCGTCGCGCGTCAAGATGACGAAGTTGCCCTGGTGGCTCAGGTATCGGTACGGCAGGATGGGACACTCGGCCACGATCCGCTGGCCCAGCACCAGGTCCACGCCATCCCGCTTCACGTCGGCCAGCATTGTCCCGCGCGCCACTTTGACAGCCAGCTCCCACAGCACGCCGTTGATCGTGACGGAGAAAGACTGATTCGGCAGCGCCAAGAGATTCACGTCTCTCACTTAAACACCCCGCTCAGTACGCTGCCCTGCCGCTTCTTGCCTTCACCCGATTCTTCTGTGGTCTGCTGGCCGCGCTTCACGGTGCTGGACTGGCTTTTGTTCTCCACCTTCGTCGGCGGCAGCTCGCCGAACTCCGGCTTTACCTCGATCCATTCTTGCATCCGTATCGGGACGTTGACGGCCATGCCAAGCTCGGCCGCCTCGTCATGAGGCATTGCTACGATCAGCATGCTTTCGTAGGACCTGACCTTCGTCTGGACCGCCAGCAGCTTGTTCTGCTCGAACGCCTGCCGCAGCGACTCGAACTGATTGCGCGTGTCGTCGGCCAGCAGGAAGTCGATCTGGATCTCTATCAGCTCACGCACGACATGGTCAGACCGTTCGGTGCCGTCCTCGACCGCAAACTTGGTGGCCCGCTTCGCTTCCATCACCGACACCCGCATGGGATGGGCAGACGCAAATAGGGTCTCAAAGCTCTCAGCATCGAGGATGGCCACCTGTTGCTGCGTGGACGTCGAAAGGCTGTCTGATAGCTGCATTACCGTTTCACTCCACTGGCGGAATCAGCCTGCAGATTCTTTAGTTCGTCCTTCAATCCACCGCCGATATCCCGGCTGATGCCCTGAGCGTCGGTTGCCTGCGTCTGGACATTTACTTGACCGACTTGGACGTTGGTTTCCGTGTGGCTGTTGCTCGCGTTCGAAATCGCATTCGACGTCACCGAATTCATGGGGTTCGCCGATGCTTGATCAAGCTGGGCCTGGGCTGCCTTCATGTTGTCGGCCGCCTTGGCCTCGGCATCGGACACGCCCTTGGAAACTGCCGACGACGAAACTTCAATGTCATCACCACCACCGAATCCAAGCCACTTTCCGATTTTCTTGATGACCGACGACACACTGTCGAAAACGCTGCCCACGTAGGACCAGGCGCTTTTAACCACCTTCACGATGGCATCGAAGATATTGCTGATGCTGGCGCCCATCGCGGCAAACGCCCCGACAGCCTTGGTAGGGAACCCCTTGATGGTCTCCCAGGCCCCGTCGATAGCATCCACGACCCACTTGAACGCCGCCTTCACAGCCTCCGCCATCGCCTTGACCGTCTCGCCGACGATCGGATACTTCTCCGAGATCTGCCCGATCAGCGAATCGTTCCCATCGAGGAAGTTCATCACGTCGTCGTACAGCAGCGCGAACAGCGCCACCACAGCTGCGATTGGCACCGCAACAGCCAGGAACGGGGCGATCAGCGCCCACACCGCAGCGGTGGCCGATATCACCGCAGGCAGGAACATCGCCGTCAGGATCGTCGTCAGGCCGATGAAGAAGCCCTTCACGAAAGTGTCGTGCCGGTTCATCCAGCTCACGACGGCGTCCAACTTTTGGATGAACCAGGTAATGGCCGGGAGGATCCAGTCCACAATGCCGCTCGTCGCCACGCCCGCGCTTTGCTTCAGCTTGGCTAAGCCTTCCGAGTAGACGCGGACACGCTCGGCAGACTCCTTGGTTACGACGCCTTGCTCTTTCTGCACGCGCAGCATGCGCTCTACTTCCTGGCGCCCTTTCAGCAGCAGCTCCACCGACCGGTTGTCGGTGATGCCCAGCTCCTTGATGCGAAAGACCGCCTGCTCGCGGCCCATCCCTTCGACGGCGCCGGCCAATTCCACCATGCCCTGCACGGCATTCTTGGCGTTGCCATTGACGTCCTTGAGACTTATGCCAAGCGCCTTGAAGGTCTTGGCGCGGCCGGATTCTACGTCCTGAAGCGCCTCGCCGATGGACTCGGCCATGTCCGTCAGGGAGTCGCGCGCGCCCTGAGCGTCCCCGCCCATCCGCTCGATTGCCTTGCCGAATGCGTCGACATCCTCGATCGCAACCCCCAGGGCATCGCTGGTATTGCGGATCTGCTCGACCGTCTGCACATGGTTGTTGAACGTCTCCAGGGCCTTGGACGCAGCAACGGTCGCCAGGATGGCAGCTCCGATCCGGGTAAAAGCCCCCTTGATCTTCTGTTCCATCAAACCGGCACGGCCCTCGGCCGTCAGCATCGACTTTCCGAACTCGTCGGTCTTCTTCTCAGACTTGTCGATCTCCTTGTTCAGCTTGGAGTTGTCCGCGTCGATGATGTAGGTCAGAGCATCCAGCAAGGCCATGTCACTTCCTTTTTTCCGCTTCCATCGCGCGGATCTCGTTGACCTTGTTGGTCGTGGCGATTTCCCAGAGGTCCATCGCCTCCTCCAGGTCTATTTCGGTTTTGAGCTCGGCGAGTCGGGCGAGGCCGGAGCTGACAATTGCTCCAATAAAGGGGTCAGCATTGGCGTAATCGATAGGAGGAACTTTTCCAGCAGGCAATCGAGGAAACCGCGCTGCCCGCCGAGTCCGAAAAAACCGGTGTTTTCCTCGATCATCTCGACCTCCAGCTTCATGAGCTGGATGCCGTCGTCAACGTGGTTGTCGATGAGCGCCTGGGTTGTCAGGCACTGCTCGCGACCGTCCAGATCCACCGCCACGTAGCACATCAGCTTCTTCATGACCTCTTCCGAGGTCGCGTAGTCGCCCAGCTTGGGAATGTTCGAAAGCGGGTATTTGGCGATCACCTCCCGCGCCACCGTTGCCGGTAGGCGGGAAATGGTGAACGCCTTCTCCACGCCGTCACGGTTCTTGACCATGACGACGCGGGGTTTGATCAGGTCTGCCATGACGGGCCCTTATGCGCGGGTGCGCGAGAGGTTCTGGAAGGCGAAGGTGTAGGACTTCGACTTGAGGCGGCCGGCGGACGCCGGCGAGTTGCCGGGCATGCCGTTGGTCATCTTGCCTTCGCTGAGCGTCAGGCTTGCACCGTCGGGATAGGTGCCCACCAGCGTGATCTCGTCACGAGCGTGGCGCTTGTTCTTGGCGGCGCGGTTGGCCTCGAAAATGACGGCGAGATTGTTGTCCGCCTCGCTGCCCGGGATGACGTTTAAGGTGATGGCGATGGGCGTCGGCGCGCTGAAAGTCACCAGGTCACCGTTGACCGTCATCGCCGGCGTCGCGATATCGATGGCAGGGAGGTCGAACGGATCCGCGTCGTCGGCGAATTCGGTGATCGTGAAGCCGGACGGGAAGGACTCGCTAGCCACGCAGCGCAGCGCAACCCCGATAGCGGAAATATCGTACATGTCTGATCCTCAAAAGAAAGACGGCCCGCAGGCCGCCCGAAGTGTTAACTGCCCGGTCAGACCAGGTTGTGCGAGCCGTCCACCTTCCGGACCATGTCGCCCTTCGAATAGACCAGCGTGTACTTGGCCGTGTACTCGGTCACACCCGATTCGCCCGTTTCCTGCTCGATACTGACGTTGCACCAGTAGCCGTTGTCCTGCACGTCGTGCCAGGCCAGCGGGTCGTTGGTCAGTTGCGTCACCGCGACCTTCTGCAACTCGGTCAGCGTCTTGCCGATCAGGATCGTGCCGTTGTTCAGCGCCTTGTTGACCCCGCCCTGGATGATCGCCATGACCATGCCGCGGCCGTCGTTGTTGGCCGGGATCTTGTTCGTGGTCAGCAGCAGGCTCATAAGCTGGGCCGTCATGTACGCCTTCAACCATTGCTCGTTGGCGTGCACCGACATATCCAGCGGAGCCGTCGCGCCGCCCATGAGGTAGCCCCGCTGAAAGAACGAGATCTTCTGGCCGGCGCTGGCCGTCTGGCCGTAGTAATTGACCCGGCGCGCGTCGTAGAAGTCGGCCATTTGGTCGTCAGTCACGTCGGAGGTGAGCGTCACTCCGGACTGCCGGAACATGTAGTTGATGGTGGCGTTGGTACGGTCGTAGTCCGTGGCCGCCATCACCGCCATCGGCAGGGCTTCCTTGTACTCGCCGGCCGTGCCGTTCAGGACGAGGCCGTTGGAAGCGGTGCCAATCATGGCCGCATTCCAGGCATCGGCCGTTACGGAATCCACCGACCAGTACATCTGGTACTTCACGTTCTCGCCGGAGACATACTCCGCCAGGGGAATCGCGTCTTCCAGGTCCACCGCAGCGCCGAACGAAGCCGAGCCAAACGAGTCGGTGACGTTCTCCGCCGCGCGGAAGGCTTCCAGCGGCGTCGTGGCGACCGATCCCGGGGAACTGATCGCCTGGGCACCCTGCAGCGCCAGCATCGCGCCGATATCGCTGCCAGTGGCCGGCGACACGACGACTGCGCCCGGGCCCGACGCGGCCGACGCCACCGTAAATGAGCCGGCGATGGCGTCGTAGGTTACGGTTGCGGCGGTTCCCGTTTGAGCCGTGGCAGCCGTGGCAATCGCCGCGGTGACCAGCTGTGCGACGTTCGTCAGGCTGGTGGCGCCCGAGAGGTCAACATCGGTCAGGGCGTAGGCGAACTCGCCGACCTTGACGTTCATGGCGCCGGCGGTGACTGCCTGGAAGGCGGCCAGGCTGGCCGAGATCCGGTAGCCGTACAAACGGCCGGGGCGGGCGACGTCGGGATATGCCGCGAATTGAAGCTCGGGCGCCTGTGAGGCGGGCGCCGGGCTGACGTAGGAGAAATACTGGCGGGCGAACGCCGCCTCGGGCGACTCCGAGCCGAAGTAGTCGTCGGCGCCGCCCGGGCGCACCGAAACGATCTGCCCGACAGGCACGCGCGGGTCAGTGGTGAAGCGCCGGCCGGTCAGTTGCTGCTGGGCGACGGCATTGGCGCCGATCACCGCACTGATGATCCGGACGTAGCGAGTCATCTTGATGGACATGTCTTTTTCCTCAAATGCGATGGATGCCCGACACAACCTGTTCGATGTGCGCCGTGGCCTGGGTGATGTTGCGGTGGTGGGTAAAGATGACGGTGAAGTTCGGGTTGAAGTCAAAGTTGTCACGGTCGTTCACGAATGCCGGCGTGACGATGTCCGTCGCGCGCTGCACGCCGATTCCCGCCGCTGTCATGGCCTGCGTGAACCTCATGGACTGCAACAGGCCGCGGACAATGGAAAGGATGTCCGAGGCCAGAAGCTGATCCGGCGCGCTCAGGTCGTCCTCGACGAAGGCCTGGAACTGGTACATCGACTCGTTGATCTGGGATTCCGTCGCTGTGAGCGCAGCGCCGTCATCGTGGTACTTGCGCGACTGCCAGCCACGCTTCCCCCGGCCGACCGGAAAGAAGTAGATACCGTCGTCGACGCGGCCCTGCTTCGTCGGCTGGAAGGCCGCCAGCACCGGCAGAGTGATTCCCTGCTCGGCCAGCAGCTGCAGCAGCGCCGCGCGGACGGTGGCCTCAAGCTGCTTCTGCTTCATGCTGGCCCCACGTCGACACAAAGGATGCCGCGCCAGCCGTCCTGGGTATACCAGTCGGCACCGCCCACCACGTCATGGCGCCGGCCGTCGTAGATCAACTGGTCCGGCGCCGCGCCCCGCTGCACGTTCTCGACAGGGTGCGACGTATAGAGGTTGTGGTAGCGCTTAGCCGTGTCCAGGCCCAAGTCGCGGATTGTCGACTCGCCCACTGGCTGCCAGGACCCCTGGATCGGCTGCGGTGCCTCGTACTCGTTGACCCATTGCCCACGCTCGTTCTGCGTGCGCGTCTTGAACCTCAGCCAAACCGGCGCCTGTTGCGCGATCACGCCGGCGGCGATGCCGAGCAGGTTGATTCCTGGAATCACGATTTATCCTCCACGACGTGGCTGACGGACTGGATCATCTGGCCGGTGTCGACCAGGGGCTTCTTGGACACCCCGGGCGTCTTCTTCCGGGCTTGTCGGGCTTCCAGCGTCGTCTTCTTTAGCGGCGGCGTGGTCACCAGGGAAATCGTCCGGGCGATGTCGCCGGCCGACCGCGCGCCAAGCGCTTCGAAGGCCTGGCCGACATCGACCTTGCCATCGATAGCGCCACGCACCGCCCCGGCGATCTGCCGGCCCCATTCGGCCTTCTTCTGTTCCGCAGTGGGGCGCATGAACGGCCGGGCCGGTATGTTCCCCTGTGGATAGCCGTATTCCTGAATGGCGGCCACGTAGGCGACGGGCGTGCCGTCCGGATACTTGGCCTCGGGAAAGAAGCCCACCCGGATCTGCTTGCCGCCGACGTCTTTCAGCGTCGCGTGCAGCTTTTCCGTGCCGCCCTTGCGCACCACCTTCATCGGAACCTTCCCCCGCGGATGGACAGGCCGCCCACATTGCGAAACGCCGCGCGTTCGGGCAGGCCGCCCACGTACACCCCGCCGGCCGCGCAGATCTTGGACAGCGCCAGGAACTGCTGGCCGTAGGGCGTCAGGTTCAGCCAATGCGACCAGGAGTCGGTCGCGGGCGGCGCCTGAAACGACACGCTCACCTTGTCGATGGTGGCCGAGGCCAGCGCGCCAGGTGCGCCGCCGTTGCCCGCCTCGGCATTCAGCCGCAGTTGCAGCAAGTGGGCCGTGATCAGCATCCACAGCTGCTCGTTGCACTGACAGCCGCGCCCGCTGGTGTAGCACTGCGCCCATTCCGCCACGGACAGCACCACCTCATCCGGGACGGCGCTGAACATGGGGAACAGGATCCGGAACTTCGCCAGCGGGAAGTCCATGTCAGGCCTCGGCGTCTTTGACCTTGGCGCCGCCGGCGTTGCGCTTCTTGGCCGTTTCCGGGGTGTCCTGGGCCGACTTGTCCGTGGGGGCCAGCTCGCGTGCGGCGAACGCTTCCGCGTCCGACTTTTCATGGCTGGCCGCCACGAACCCGTTCTTGAAGTGTGCCTTGAACACGATGTTCTCCTGCAGCAGGTTGAACTCGTCTTCGGTGATGGGGGTGGCCTTGCCCTTGGGCGTCACCAACTGCTTGTTCGCCACGTTCGCCTTGCCGGCGATCAGGACCGAATGGCCATTCTTGAGCTGGTAGAGCTGATCGTTGCTGAGCGTGCTGTAGATATAGATGCGAGACATTTCGACTCCAGAAATGAAAAAGGCCGGGTTTCCCCGGCCCTCTATGCGGCGCGAGACGATCAGGACGCGCTGATGGTCTTGCGGGCGAACGCCCAGGGGCGCAGCACGAAGATGCCCGCCGTGGCGTTTATGGCGTCTTCGATGTAGCCCTTGATGCGGTTTTCGCTGCCCAGCACCTGGTAGCGCACCGGAACGGCTTGGATCAGGCTGGCGCCGGTGATGTCCGACTCGTCCTGATCGGCCGCGTTTTCGACGAACAGGTAGGCCACGTCCAGGCCGCCGTTGGCGTCCTTGAATTCGGCCGTCGTCACCACGCGCACGTTCGGGAAGTTCTCGTTCAGCCATTGGCGGAACGTCATGCCCGAGGCTGCGGGGCTGTACACGCTGAAGATCGAGCGATAGCCGGTCGGCAGCACCAGCACCAGCTTGGCCGTATCCTTGAGCTCGCCACCCATCTGGGTTTCGAGCTGGTTGTACATGCCCGTGAATTCCGAGACCAGTTGGTCGAAGTTCGCGGTCAGCCAGGGCGTGGTGGCGGACACGAAGGCTGGCAGGCTGGGATCGTTCAGCAGGCCATACACGTTCGTGTCGGGCTGGTTGAAGCCGTAGAAGCCGACTTGGTTGCGGCTGATGTCCAGCGACTCGGTCGCGGCGCGGCGCTTTTCGTCCGCCGCCTGATAGCCGATGGCGGCCTGGCGGGCGCCTTCCAGCTTGCCGACCTGGAAGCCCTGCTCGAAGCGCACGATGCCGCGCGATTCGATGGACTGGCGGTAGTCGGCCAGCGGGATGTTGGTGGTGTCACCGTACAGCTCGGCCTTGGCCGCGGGCTCGGCGACGCGCAGGCTGATCAGATCGTCTTCCCAGCGGCCGACGGTCGTGATGCCCGCGATCTCGTCGATGTTGCGCACCTGGGTGACGACGCGCAGCGTGCCGGGCAGCCAAGTCTGGAGCATGTGCGAGAGCATCGCGCCGTTCGTGACGGCCGGGCCGGTCAGGGCCGAGTCCATCGCGCGCACGCCGACGCCCAGGTTCTCCAGGTCTTCGAAGCCGATTTTGGCATCGCTGCCCAGCTTGACGGCGCCGCGCGCGAGGGCCAGGCGGCCGCTCATGTGCATATGCACCTTGGATTGAGTTTTTGCCATGATTTCTGGTTCCTTTCCGATCAGGCGCCGGCCGGGGTGGGCAGGACCACCAGGCCATTGAGGGCGATCACCGCCAGACGCGGGGTCTCGGCGCTGGGTTCGTGGCGGGCGATGTGCGCGCCGGGGATGACGGTTCCGGTCTCGCCGGCGGAGATCACACCGGTGGTGGTGTTGAACGACACCGGGTCGCCGATGTTGCCGTCGTTGCCCAGCTGGACGTAGACCTCGCCCATGGTCAGGAACTCGCCGACCGTGGCGTTGCGAGCGTACGTGACATCGATCGCGTACGCCTTGGGGTTGATCAGGATGCCGGCGAAGGCGCCGGCGCCGCCGACCTCGACGTCGTCCGTGCCGGCCTTGTAAGTGAAGGCGCGGCCGAAGATGTTGTTCGCTTCCGTGGCGGAGTCGATCACGGCCGAGGCGGCGCGGGTCGGGCCGTCATGGCTGATGTTGCCCGGGATGCCGGACAGCAGGTAGGTTCGTGCGGTGTTCGGGATCATTGCTTTTCGCCCCAGACTTTGGCGGCCGTGTCTTCGGCGCGCACGGTTTTGGAATCGCTGACGATCTTGTCGGCGTCGGATTTGGCGGCCTGCAAGTAGCCTTGCAGCACTGCGAGCTCGGCGCCGTCCTGCGCCTGAAGGCCCAGCTTCTTGACGGCGTACTTGGCAACGTGGTCGGCCGACACCAGCAGCGCGCTGTCGAAGGCGCCGATGAACGGCGTCACGCGCTTGACCAGCGCGTCGCGGTCGGCGATCTGCTTGATCACCGCGCCGGCGTCGTTGGCCTTGACCTGGGTCTGCAGCGTGCCGATCATGCCCATCACCTGGGCGTCCGCAGCGCGCGCGGCGATCTTGTTCTTCGCTGCGCCCAGCTTGGCCATGGCTGCGTCCAGGGCCTTCTTGCTATCCGCGGTCGGCGCAGTCTTCACCGCCTCGGCAGCGGCCTGGACTTCCTCGAGGGCGGTTTGCACTTCCTCGATTGCCGCCGTGGCCGATTCGACAGCGCCAGCGGCCTGTTCGGCAGCGGCGGCGGTCTGCTCGACTGCGTCCTTCTCGGCCGGCGAGACGGCGGCAGCCGGGGCTACCGGCGGTTCCGCGTCCGTGACAGCTTCCTTGTTGGGGTCGTTGTCCGAGACAGCGGCAGCTTTTTCCGCCAAGATCTTCTCGATCAACGCCCGGAATGCTTGTTCCATTTCGGGGGTGATTTCCATATTGATGAACTCCGCTGAGTCGTAGGTGATTGTGAGGCAGTCCTGTACAGCCACGTCCGGCCCCGTCCTGCCCTCTTTCACGGATGCCAGATGATTGAAGCGAATGTCGCGCTGGATGGCGTGGTACTGCTTGCCGTCGAACACGCCTTCGGTAAATTCGTATCGACAGCGGTAGCTGGGCGATAACTCCACCTTGCCGCGGTCGATCAGGTTCTGCATGAACCCGGAGTAAGCCCGGATGCTGTTGCGCAGGTATGGGTATTCGAATCGCGCCGTCTCGCCCGTGGTGCCCTGCACGCCCTTCTTTTCGGGCGGCGTCCCGTCCTTGCCCAGGAACTCGTGTTCATCGATCCAGGGCACCAGGTTGGCCGAGGCGATCGTGTCTGGCTTCTCCAGCTCTTCCTGCGGCCGGTACACCTGGTAGATACGATCAGGCTCGGGCGCGCCAATCTCGCTGCCAAGGTACGGGAACACCCCCACCTTGGTGATCGGGTTGTCGCGCACCAGCAAATAGCCATTGACGTCAGTTTGTCGGTTGCTCATCGAGGTACTCGGTAAAGTCGATGACCGGGCGCATGCGGCACCGGCAGTTGATCAGCTCGCCGGGGAAGCCGCGCTGCCCCGTCCGCTTATCGATGACGGGCGGGTTGTCCATGCTGAACGTCTGCCCGTCGTACTGGACGTGCAGCGATCGTGGTTCAGCCCCACCGCCGCTATGGATCCATTCGAACTGCTTGACGCCGGCGGCCTTCATCCGCTCCTCGTTCATGGCGGACGTGATCTTGCGCGTCTGGTCCACGGCGATCAGCTTGGCGCGGTTGCGGGTGACCTGGTTCAGGCTCTTGATCTCGTCGAAGATCTGACCAGAGCCCTGGCCACCCGACTGGATCGACCGCATGACGATGCCCTGTATCCGCTCTTGGAACTGCGCCGGGATGCTCTTGATCAACCCGACGTTCTCGGCAGTGCTGGCCAGGACCTTGTCATACAGCGATGCGGGCATCTGGAACGTCTTGATCGTCAATCCGCCCGACATGTCCCGCAGCGAGGCGCCCAGGTTCTGCTTCGCGAACTTGTCGACTTGGCTGATCGTGCGGTTCGCCAGCGGCCCGGCCTTCTCGGCAAAGACCTTGCTCCACTTGCGCCCCAACTCGCCCAGGATGCGCCGCGCCTGGGTGGTGACGCTCTCGTCCTGCGTGACCTCAGGATTTCCTCGGTACAGCCCCCGCAGCGCGGTGTCGTACTCGGCCAGCATGCCGTCAATCAGCGACTCCATGCTGGCCCGGTACCGGCCCTCAACTGCGACCGGGTACGCCAGCGCCGAGCCCTTGAACTGGCTGGCCTGCTGCTGCTGGCCCCACTGCTGCCGGCGTTTCGTGACCATTTTCTTCGGCATCAACGAACTCGGCGTCTTCAAGGTTGTGGTAATCGCCCTCGCGGTCTTCGCGCAGGCGGCCGCGGATGTCCTCCGCATCGATCGCGCCCGTGTTGAACAGCACGCCGTCCCGGTCAGCCTTGATCTTGTCGATCTCGGCCCATTCCTTGGCGGTCGGACTGTCAACCGGCATCCACTGGATGGCGATCTCGGCCGGCAGCGCAATGCCCTCGGACTTTGCCAGCAGCCGGTAATGCGTCTCCAGCAGCGGCGTCATGTCGTTGGACTGGATGCTCTCCAGGTCTTCCCGGTAAACCGACTGCTCGTAGTCGCCGGTGGCGTTGAAGCCCTTGGGCTGCGTGCCCAGCAGCTTCGTCGCCGGCACGTTCGCCACCGACGCCGCCAGCTGGTACTGGGTCATGATGACCGTGTCCACGTCGCCCAGCGCGGTGTCAAACTGCTGGATCGTCTCCTCGGCCCCGCCGACGCGCACGCCGTAGTTGTCGCGGAAGGCGACCCACTCCGCGAGGTTCTTTTCCAGCACCTCGCGGTTGTTCAGGGCGGCATCGCCGACGTTCAGCGACGTCAGCCGCTTCGTCATCAGCAGCTGCGGCCCTTCGTTGGCGCTGCGCTCGGCCGCATAGGCCCGCTCCATCATGCGCTGAGGCACGCTCACGCCCAGATAGCGGTAATGCGGCTTCAGGTAGTCCGGAACCGGGTAAGGCACGAAGATCCGCAGATGCGACTTGTGATAGACCCGGTCCTTGATCTTCCAGAACGTCGGCTCGTAGTAGCTCTGGCTGGCCGGGTCGTTCAGGTTGTCCTCAGTCAGCACCGGCGTGACCCAGTTCGGATCGATCTGCGACATGCCCCGGTACGTGCCCGCCTGCACCCCGTCCAGATTGAACGGAGCTTTGTAATACTCCTCCGGGTTGGCCGCCTCGACATCGAACAGCACGATCCGGCCGCCGTAGACGCGCCCGAAGTGCACCAGCTCGCGTAGGTGGCGCTTGACCGCATACTTCTTGTCGCCGGCCATCAGGCGGGCCGAAGTGTCGTCCGATCCGCACGTCAGCAGGTAGCCATTGCGCACCGCGTCACGCGCGGGCATGTTGCACGCCTTGTCGATCAGCCAGTTCGTGGCCAGCATCGCGCAGGCCTGGTAGCCGATGAAGATGCTGCCTGCGGCGTAGAAGCCGAGCTGCGCCTCATTGACCGGCGTGAAGCTGGCCGTCTTGGGCGTCGGGCGCTCGCCGATGTAGCCGTTGTCGGACGCGACCGTGGGCGCGCCGGTGGGCTGTTCGAAGGCAGGCATCTCGAAACGCGATTCGACCTTGTCGCCCAGCGGATGCCGATGCGTAGAGAACAGGCCGCGCGCCTTTGCCGCGGGCGCGGTCTCTTGGCGCGGACCGAACAGTTTGCGAAAGAAATTCATCCGAAGAATCCGCGTTTTGCTGAGATCAGGTCGGCGAACGCGCGTGAGAGCCCGTCAACCTGGTCGTCATGTTTGCCGTTGGGAAAGGTCCGCAGCTCGTCTATCAGCGCCTTGTTCCAATCGCCGCGAAGCATCAGCACATTGCCGACGTTCACTTGTGCGGCGAAAGGCTCGGCGCGCACCACCTTGTCGCCGCTTTCCGGACTGCTCACGATGCGATAGCCGGGGATGCTCCGCGTCAGATACAACACCTGCGTCTTGCCGGCCTGGCCTGGGTCTTGAGGGATACTGATGCGGACGTCGCGGCCGTCGAGCGCGGCAGTGTTCTCCAACGCCTTGTCGCGACGGTCAGGCCCCCACTGGCCCCGCACCATGTCGCCAATCACGTACTGACCGGAAGGCAGGCGGCCAAGCTTCGGGCCGGCAGTGAAGTCGCCAGCGCCGTCCGTGCTGGCGAAGTCCCAGCCCCGCACCCAGTCGATGCGGCCAGCAGGAAGCGCGTCGATGACCTGAATCTGGTCAGGCTTGAACAGGTCACCATCGAGCGGCGTCGGCAGTTGCTGGTAGAGCGACGACCAGGTGCGTGAGTTGGTTTCGAACTGCGCCCAGTGCTGGCGATCAAACCACTCCGGCCAGAGGTATTCGCCCCGGGCCCGCCCGAGCGGGTCGCTGTCGACCTCGCAGCGCGCCTGGATGCACAGCACCTCCCAGTCGTTTCCATCCTTGCAGCGGATCAGGCCGCTTTCGCCTTTCCAGGTCTCCGGCAGGATCCGGCCGGCCAGGTCGTCTTCGTGCCACCGCGTGGTGATCAGGACAATCCATCCGCCCGGGATCAGGCGCGTCTTCAGGTCGTCTTCATAGGCGTCCCACGTCTTGTTCCGAATCGTGTCGGAGTTCGCCTGCTCGCGGCCCTTGATCGGGTCGTCGATGATGATGCCGTGCGCCCGGTTGCCGGTGATGCCGGAAAGGATGCCGCAGGCCATGTACTCGCTGCCGTTTGACAGCGCGAATTCCTGGGCGGCGTTTGAATCCGATACCAGCGCGGCGCCCCAGATATTCCGGTAGCGCGGCTGCTTGATAATCGCGCGTGTGCGGCGCCCCATCTTGCGCGCGAGGTCGTCGCCGTAGCTGGCCAGGATCACCCGGCGCCCCGCCGTGGCCCCCAGATACTTGGAAGGGAACACGACCGACGCATACGTCGATTTCGCGCTGCCAGGCGGCATGCACACGATCATCCGGCCGTGGCGCCGCTGGCTGGTTTCTTCCAGCTTCGACAGCAGCAGGCGGTGATGCGTCGCCATCGTTGTTTCGATGGACTCGAAAAACTCCGTGTCCGGGTCTTCCTCGTCCACAGGCCGGCCGGGCACCTCGATCGCATTGGCGTACTGGAGGATGTCAGCCCTCGCCCGCCTCCGAATCAGCAGCTCGCGGGCGGCTTCCTGTGGCGAGGGTAAGTAGCTCTTCGTCGGTGAGGTCATCGGCCTTCCGCGGCGTCGTTTTCAGGTTGATCTGCTGGGGCGTCGGCAGAATGCCGTAGGCCTCGCGCTCCAGCGGGATCAGCACCTTCAGCATGTCGGCCAGCTTCTTGGCGCCGTCCAGCCGCGCCGCGCTCGATATGGCGCGCCGGTAAACTTCGGCCCGCTTATCAGCAGCCGCGTCATCCTCCCCACGCAGGAACTCGCCCAGTTCATGGAAAAGGCCGGGATTGTTCGTCTCGGCCTCGATTTCGTTCATCAGGGCGTCGCAGAGGGTGCGCATGCGCGTCAGTGACGTCTTGTGCGACAGCTTGACCTCGGCCACCAGCTTTGCACCGATGGCCACAGCTTCGCTCTCACGGTACGCAATCGTTTCGTCGCGTACCTGTTTGCGTACCTCTTCCTTGCGTACCAGATCGTCGGCCTTCGCCTGGACCTTGGCGGCCAGGTCACGGGGCCATTCGTCGCGCTTGGCACGCTTACGAATGGCACCCTCGGTGATTCCGTGCAGGGTGGCGAGCTCGCGCAGGGACATGACGCCCGCGCGGTAGCCCGCCTCGATGCGCTCCCAGTCGGGTAGCGCCTTCTTGGGCTGTGTCATACGAATCTCGGTGTGGTTGCCCCCATTCGACTACCCGCCACAGCGGGCTGGGTGCGGCGGTTCTCGTCGTGCTGGCCACCGGCGACAAGACCGGAAGAAGTGTCCCGCGCATTTGCCCCTGCGCGGGCGCCAGGCCTGCTCAGGCGACTCATGGGGGTACTTGTAGGTTGTGGGGCCCACCCCTTGGCGCACCTGTGTGTGCGCTGGTTGGACCGATAGGGGCTTAACGGGCGGCGCCGGTCGGAGCCAGAGGTACGGGGCTATCCCCGAGTGCAGCGTTGGCCATTGACGCGCTGCGGGCTGGTCGATTGCGGCGGCTGTTCCCACAGAGCAGAGGCCGGAGCGTGACGTCTGCCTGCCGGTGCCCATGCGGCCCGGCGGACGGTTCTCTCTGGCCCCTGCTCTGTGGGAACAAAAAAGCCGCCCGAAGGCGGCTTGCTTTTATCCTCGTTGCGCACCCGGCTGCTGCGGGATGGGTGGCAAAGCGATCCACGATGACGGCGGTGCATCGGGGTGCGTGTGGATTTTCCACATGGTTTGATCGTTGCACAGCACGACGATCGTGGCGCTGTCGTCGCCCTGCGAGGCGGTCGCGATTTGAACGATTTCTCTCGACATGAACATGCTCCCGTAAATGGAAGCGACACGATATCAAACCGCCCATGAAAAAGCCCCGGCTTTCGCACGGGGCTCGTTTCTTGCGGACGCACGACGCCCGCCATGGGCATCGGGTCACGTCGTTAGACGGTAGTCAGGTTGTCTTGGCGCCGATTATGCACCCGCATTGCGTACTGCGCAACAAAATCTTCGAAGTTGCCGACGGCGCGCACCAAGGTGTCGTCGTACTCGCGCAACCGGATGCCCTGCGCGCGGCATGTCGCCTTCCAGTAGGATTTCTGGACGTAGTGGGCGCGCAGGATCTCGCGGTGCTGGTGCAGCATGCGGTAGACGGAGTTGCGCCAGGCGGCCTCGATAAACTTGGCGTCGTCCTCGTTCAGTTCCTTCTCCGGCTCTTCGCCGCGCGGTAGCTTGCCGGCCTTCCTGGCCAGCATCCGGCAGATTTCGTAGGTCGGCGAGACGCCATAGCCGCCGCTGGACCGCATCACGTCGCCCCAGTTTTCAAGGCGTTCATGGAAATCGGCCGGGAGGCGGTACAGCAGCAGGTTGGGAATGCTCATGGCGCGGTGCGCTCCTCGTACTTCGAACAACGTTGGCCGACCTCTTCACCCACGGCGCAGCGCAGCACGCGCCGGCCGCCGAATGGGCTGGTGATCAGCCGGATTTCCTTGCAGCCGGCGCAGGTGCGCGCAGGCGGCGGTTCTTGGCGGCGCTCCAGCAGCTTGGCCGGGTCGCCGCGCTCAGATTGGCGGGCCCAGGTCATCGAGATACGCCCCTTGCGCACGGGTAAGATGGAAAGCCCAACTTGTTCATAGGTGCAACATGACCGTTCCCGTTTCGATCTTCACCGGTGGTTCCAACAATGAAGACCTGATCAGCCGTGAGCCTGGCGTCGAAGAGCACGCCGACGGCTTTGAAGGCTACGTTTGCCTGACCGCTAATCGCCCCGATGCCGTTCGCACCCGCAGCGTCTATACCGGCACGGTTCGACGGACTGAGGGCGAGGCCATGGAAGACGCCAAGCAGTTGGTGATCTCGATCGACCCGGACAAGTACGTCTAGGCTGTTCATACGGCGCGCTCCCGGCTGCCCGCCAGCGAGGGCACGGGTCTCTGCTCTTGGCGGGCCCGCGCCGCGGCATATGCCATGCTCGGCGACATGGCAAACGGGCGCGGCGCCACCTGTGTGCCAGCCACAACGGTTACGGGCCCGAAATAGACTGCGGGCGCCGGCCGGGGGTCTTGGATGCGGGTGGCGGCCGTCGCCTTGACCTGCGCCGGGCCCGTGCGCGGCTTCAGAACTCCGCGTGCTTCGCGCACAGCACGGGCGATTTGGTGCACGCGCGGCTGGGTGACGCCAAACTCGCGCGCCAGTGCCGGGCCCGACTCGCCAGCCGTCAGCCGGCGTTCGATTTCTTCGTTGCGCGCGCGGGTGGCGGCGCCCTGGTTCGGGTTGCTCATGCTGCACGCTCCTGTGCGACCGCCCAGTGCAGGATTGCCAGGGCGTCGGCGTCGTTGTCGTCCACCACGCTGAAGCCGCGCACCTTCGCCTGCGCCTTCATCGCGTCCTTGTCGGCGTTCCCTTTGCCGGTCCAATGCTTTTTGATCGTGCCCACGCCTACGGGCAGCAGTGCCGTGCGGTGGCTGTCGGCCACCATCTGCACCAGGCACAGGAACGCGCCATAGGCGTGCGCGGCGTCCGTGCCGGCGTGGCGCTTTACGTCCTCGTAGGCGATGGCATGCACCTGGTGGCGGACGATGACGTCAGTCAGGAACGATCGGGCGCGCAGCCAGCGCTGCCCCGGCGTCCAAGACTTGCGCGGCGTGAACGCTTCGGTGCCGTGCACGATCCGGCCGTCGCGCGCCCGGACTGCCCAGCCCAGCTTTGTGCCCAGGTCCAGGGCCAGGATGCAGACGTTCACGCCCGGCTCCGGCACCACCGTAGAGCCAGCATCGGCGCGGCGTGGCGAGGCATCGGGGGCCGCTTCAGCACCACCCCGTGCCCAAGGGTCCGGAGCGCGCGCGTAAGTGTCTGCCGCCTGAATGGAACCGTGAATATTTCGCTGCTCGGATTGGAAATCCGGCGAGTAGGCGATGCGCCCTGTTTGCAATGTTCCAGCCATCGGGTCAATCGCCACGTCGGCCTGGGCGGTCAAGTTCGGTGTAGTCATGCCAATGCTCCGATCATGTCAATGGGTTGGCGACGTTTGTCGCTGGTGAATTGCAGGCTGTCGGCGTGGCGCCAGAGGTTGATGCGCCCTTCCCACTCGCCGTGTCGGTTCTTGTCGCAGATGAGCATTGCGTCGGGCAGGTCCAGCAGTTCGGCAGAGGCCTCGCCGTTCAGGCGCAGTTCGGCTTCAACCATGCGTTCCTTTTTTTTGTTGCGCCACACGGTCAGCATCTGGTCTACCTGGTCGACGATGGCGCCCGAGCCCTTGGCGGAGAACTTGCCCGGCACGGCGTCTTCGTTCTCGCCCTTCTTGGCGTGGTGCACCAAGTGGATGTGCATGCCCAGGTCGCGCGCCAGCGTGCAGAGCGTGTCCACGAAATCCTTCTGGCCGTTGTAGTCATCCTCGCCACGCACGCATTTCATGAGGCTGTCGATGACCATGTGGCGGACCTTCAGGCGGTCTGCGCAGTACCGCGCCACGGCGTAGAGCATCGCGGGCTTGACGGTGCCCTGCTGGTCGTACAACCAGAGGCGATCACGCGACCAATCGATGAGCCGGTCTACCGCCTGAACGCTGGGGCGGGCGTTCATCGCGGTTTGGCGCAACATGCGCTTGAGCGTGGACTGCGGTTTCATTTCGAACGAGGCGATGCACACGCGCTCGTCCTGGGTGGCGAAGCCTATGCAGGCCTGGCCCAGCAGTTCGCTTTTTCCGTGGCCATTGATGCCCTGCCACAGCGTGACCTCGCCGGCCCGGAAACGCAGCAGGTCGTGCGTCTTGGCCCATGGCAACTTGGCCCCGGTGATCTGCTCGCCGTGTTCGACGGCGCGCGCCAGATCGTCGCGCCATGCCTCGGCCGCCAGCACCTTGGCCTGCGGCTCGGTGGCCTCCATGTACGCCTGAAAGTCGATGTCGTCAGCGGAAAGGATCTGGCTCATGCGGGGAACTCCTGGGTTTCTTGCGCCGGGTGCCAGATGACCAGGCCCCACGGGCCGGATGCGATGATCTTGGCCGGATCGCACTCCGACACCCGGCGCATCAGTTGCAGCGCGCGGCGGCGGCTCGGCGCCATGACGTGGACCACCAGGCCGACGCAGACGCGCAGGTCCAGCGCCATGGCGTTCTCGTCGTCGCGCACGTGGATTTCGGGGAAGCCGACCCACCGCCCGTTGACCATGCGGCCAAGCTGCGCCTCTGGGTGGGTGAAGCTGCCGTAGGCGGGTTCGGACGACACGCAGGTCAGCCAGACGTCGGCAGGCTGGAAGCCCGACATGCGGGCAGCGATGAGCGATTGATGGCCGATCACACTGCCCCCGTCCACGGTTGGTCACTGCCCAAGGCGCCTTGCGACGGCCCGTCGTTCGTCTTCGGGGCATAGAACGTGTCCCAGGCGTGCAGGATGGTCTGGTCGAGCATCGTTGCCACGTCGTGGCCAGCACTGCGCAGGGTGTCCAGCTTGGTCACGGCCAGTTTGCGGGCCGCGTCGGTCATCGGCTTTTTCTTCCGCCGCCGCATTTCTTCGAATTGCCCCCAGGGTTCAGCAGGAACCCAGTCCGGCAGCGACCAGCCCTCTGCCCCGGAACGGGGGTTATGGGGGTTCTTTTCTTCTTCTCTTCTCTTCTCTTCTCTAGTCCGCTTTTTGTCCGCTTCTGGAGCGGACGAATTTCGGTCGTTTCGCTTCCTGTCTGCGTCCTGTGCGCGCTTCTTGGCAGACTGGCCGTTATGCTCTTCAAAGCGAGGCATCCATAGGGAAGAACCGTCAAATTCGAGCCAGCCGACGGCAATCATGGCGTGCGCAAATCCGGGGAATCCGATCGTCTCGTCCAGAACTTCCGGGCTGTAACCTTCAAGCTGTCCACCAACGGAATGGACATCGAAAAGACTCCAAGCGGACAAAAGTCCGCCAACGACGCGCAATCTGTCCGCTTTGCAAGCGGACGCCATGCGGACAACTTTCGGATGCGTCGGAAGGTCGACGCGCATCTTGATCCAATCGCCAGCCATTACGCGGCCTCCTGCAATTTGCTGGCGCGCACGGGCACCCACCGGGTGTATGCCCAGTCGAACGTGGCGCGCTTGATTTCTCGGTCGGTCCCGCTCTGGTCGTAGAGCGCGTGGCAGAAGTGGCAGGCAGGAACGGAAAAGCGGTCGTGGACCTTCAGGCCCATGCCCTTCCCTTCGTTCTGATGGGCGGGCACGACCGTGGGGTCTTCGGGATAGCTGCGGCAGCCGGGGAAGCGCAGGTAGCAGCATTCGCCTTTGCACGCGGCCAGGTACTTGGGTTCGTGGCCGGCGCGCTTCTTGGGCGAGCGGCGCTTGATGGGGGACCTCGACAGGGGGGTCGACACCCGCGACACCCTTGACATGGGCGTCTTGCGCTTGAGTTCGGAGCGGCGCAGCATCAGCGCACCCATTCCGGCACGTCGATCTTCTCGGACCAGACGACGCCGTTGTTGGCGCCCCAGGCGTACATGAGTTCGATCAGGTCGCCCATCTTGCGCTGGCTCATGCCGCTGGTGTGTTCACCCAGCAGGACTTCGCCGCCGTACAGGCCCTCGGCCGTCAGGCTTTCTTGGGACAGTGCAGCGGTGAAGATGTCCTTCCACTGCTTGTCCTTCAGGCGCCGCGGCGTGCCGTTGACGGGCCACAGCTTTTGCCGCGCGATGTCGCCAAGCATGGCCCACATCTTTCGCTTGGTCGCATCGGAGGCGGTTGGTTCAGCAGGCGGCATGAACAAATGACCGTCCGGCGCCGCGTCGATGTCGCGGTGGGCGCGCTGGCGCGTGCGGTGATTCAAGGGATAGCGCTGCATGTCAGTGTCTCGTGGCAAATACGTAGTGCAGGCCCGCCACACGGAAGGCTTCACGGAGTTGTGGGTCCCGGTCTTCGCGCAGCATCATTTCTTCGTACGCCTTTGCGCGGTCCCAGTTGTGCCGGCGCAACTCTTCTTCAAAGGCGCGCTTGGCAATCGCAAGGGCTTGCTCATATGTCATGCGGCCCTCTGGGCGATGACTTCTTCCATAATCGTCAGCCGGCCCAAATGGTTGAGGTACTGGCGAATGGCGTGGTTGCCCACGGCCTCTTCGAAGGCATCGATGCGGTCGGCGGGAAGGTTCAGCCGGGGCCGGTTCTTCTCGTCGAAGGGTTCGGGGTGCAGGTAGCTGCTGACGTGAGGCGCGTACAGGTCGCACTCTTCGGCCAGGCTGCGCTGCGTCATGTTCGGGCGGGTCCGATGGTCCCAGGCGAGGCGCACGGCTTCGCGGAAAGTCCTGCACGCGGCAACCGTCGACGGCGGCAGGAACCTCTTTCCGGCGGGCGCCGTCGGGGTACTGGCGCCATAAACAACTGCGGGATGGGTGTGCATTTCTCTTCGCTTAGTAGGGAAAGGCGGCCGCGATGGCCGCTTCGGTGGCTCGCCGGTAGGCGTCAACTGCCTCGATTTCCGTGATGAACGAGCCGATGTATTTGCCGCAAGAGACAACCACGAAGGGTTTCTTTGCGCCCCGCTGGTAAGTCCAGCCACGGCCACGACCGCGAAGTCGCGCCGGCGCGCATTTCTCCGGAACGTTGCGGTAAGCGTCACTGATGTTCTGTTCAAACAACTGAATGGAGACGTTGCCGACGCAGTAGGGCCCGATGTCCCCGTTCCTGCTCATGACGTACTTGCCCTTGCCGCGCCCGCGCTGCTCAAGCTTTCCGGATGACTGCCAGATTTCGAGCCATTCATCAAAGGTGAGATTCCAGGCCAGTCCCCGCGCCCTCGCACTCGTGCGTTGCATTCGGAATTGCTCGCGGTAGCGCCGCTGTTCAACGGGATAGCTCATTGAAAAATCCAATGGAGTTACAAGATGAATTACAGGGTGGCTTCGGGCCAAAATTTTTCGCATCAACAACACGACGCGCCCCGAAATGACCGAAACCGAAAAGCTTCTGCAGCACGCCCAAGACATCGCCCGCCGCACCTTCGTGGACCCGAGCGAAAAGGCCGTGCTGGATATCTTTGACGAGCTGCGCGCCGAGCGTGACCGCACGGCGTGGGCGACTGACGGGCGCGAAAGCGCGACGGTGCATTGATGCGGTCATGCCGCCTCCTGCTGCGCCGGCGCGGCGCTAGCCTGCTGCGATGCCCATTCTCTGAACACCTTCGGCTTGGACACGCGCAGGAACTCACGCCACGCCTTGGGAATTCCGTTGGTTCGCCATTGGGAAACAGCACCCGTGGTCAGGCCGCACATGGCCGCAACCTTGGAAGTACCGCCGAAGGCATCGATCAATTTGGAGTCAGGGTTGTGTTCGCTCATGCATAGGATCTTAGTTGTCTAAGATTCTAAATGCAAGCCATCTAAGAACATTTTTGTTTAGCATCCTAAGATGACTTTTCAGGAAAGAATCAAGCAGGCCTTCGAGGAAGAAGCGGCCCGTCGCTCGGACGCGGGCGAGCCGCGCCTTACGAAAACGGATATTTGGAAGGCAGCAGACGCTTCATCTGGGGCGGCGACGCATTGGTTCAACGGATCCAATGGCATGGACATGGCGACCTGCATGAAGGTCGCACCGTTGCTGCGGGTCAACGCGCAGTGGCTGTATGACGGCGTTGGGCCAAAACGCAAAGGTGTTGGTCAGCCTGGAGACGCGCCGGCCCCCTCCCCCGCGCCAGCCCCTTGGCCGTTTCCCGACATTCCTGAAGAGCAAGTGCGTGCCTTGCCTCCAGCGCAGTTAAGCGCGTTGCAGGGCGCGCTAGCCTTGGCAATCGCGCAGCTTCGGTTGGGCGTCAATGTGGCACCCACCCCCACCCCCGCCCCTGTGCTGAAAGCCGCCCCGGCGAGCCTGCGCACGCACACGCCAGGCGGTTTGATCGATATGGACCATGCTGACGATGCATTCCCTATGCGAATTCCGGGCTTGCCTGCCGCGTGGGAAGGCGGTAGGACTACGGCCCAAGCTGAACGTGATCCTAAGATTCGGCTCAGCACGCAGGTGGGCGTGGTCGCGAATGTGGCGCCAGGCGAGCCGCACGCGGCAAACGACAAGTTCGAAAAAGTCCCCGAATTGGCCGAGGTGCGCTTAGCAGCAGGCGACGGGATCGAAAACCAGGACGAACTGCAAACTGGCGTGATCCAATTTCGCCGCTCGTTCCTGCGGGAAGTTGGGGCCGACTCTGGCAAAGCACGGGTGGTTTATGCAAAAGGCGACAGTATGGAACCCGTCATCAGGGATGGCGCTGCCCTACTGGTCGTGCCGAATGAGGAACTGACGATCCGCGACTTGGCCGCTGGTGGCGTCTATGCGATCAACTATGACGGCAAGATGATCGTGAAGACCGTCGCGCGCGACAAGCTTACCCACCATTGGGTTGCGCGGTCCTTCAATCCAGCTTATCCAGATATTCCGCTTGAGAACGGGCACCCGGTGCGCGTGCTTGGCCAGGTAGTTTGGGCGGGTTCCCGCCTACGCGATGATGAATCAGGGCAGTGGCGTCGCTCGTAACGCCGCATAGTGCAGCCCGCAATCAGCGGGCTTTTTTACGCACATCAATCTTAGTCCTCTAAGTTTTTGTTGACACACCAAATCTTAGGCGTCTAAGATTACTCCCATGCACTCACAACCCGTGAGCAACCAGGGAGATACAGGATGTTGGGACGTTCACGACTTTTGGCCGCCGCTCTGATGGCTGGGCTGGCCAACGCCACCGGTGCCGCGGGTGCCACCCCGGCGACCTCGCGCAGCCGCAATGTCGCTATCGAGCCTGGCGCGCCGCTCATGTTCTACGGCACCCGCAAAAGCGCCAGCGGTTCCGTCGCCCAAGCGAAGCGCGCCGCCGCCAAGCAGCGCAACCGGATCCGCAACAAGCGCGCCCATCGCGGCTGATCCTTCCCCCCACCCGCCCCGGTAGGGGCTAGGAGACCACCATGAACCGCAATCGCATCCAACGGCGCGCCGCGCGCATCGGTGCCCAGGGAACGGAATACCTCCTGAACCTGTCGGCCCTGCGCTCGATGGTGCGCGACTTCACTCGGGACCGCATCGTGGGCTATCGCCTGAACCCGGCAAATCGCCCCAGCGCGCAGGACAAGGTTTTTCAGTCGCGCAAGTTTTGGTTCGGCGATCAGTTCAGCCAGCCGGCCAGCCTTGCGGCGCGCACGGCGCTGCGTGTGGCGTGCAACGTGGGCTCCGACTATCTGGCTTTCCGTGCCGCTGTGCTGCCGGGCTATTACCGCGTGCTGGCTGAGAACCGGCACATGGAGCGGGCTCGCGCTGCCGCGCACTACGGCGAGTTGGCCGACCTGATCGACCGTGAAGGGCGGAACTGAGATGAACGCCCGCCCCGATTTCAAGATTTCGCCCGAGCAAGAGCTTCGCATGGACTTGGCCGGCGACGTGCGCGCAGCCCTGCGCGACTGCATGCAAGAGGTCATCACTTACGCGGTGGCCGAGCCCAACCGCACGACGGTGGCGCACGCGATCTACGAGGACAGCATTGGCGACAAGTCGCTGACGGAAGCCTTTGAGAGCGTGGCCAAGGCTTACGCCATGGGTGACACGTTCGGCCGGATTGGCGAACTGTTCACCCGGTTCATGGACGGCGCGTGCGCGCATTACGTGGAGACGGTGGCGGACGCGATCGAAGACCCCGAGCGCCAGCTTGACGTCCGGTTTGAACTGGCGCCGCGCAAATGACCCTCGCCCTTTTCATCCTGTGCGGCCTGATCGCCGCGTACCCCTTGGGCCGTGTGGGCGACTTCCTTTCGCGCCTGCACGTCCGCCTCGATCCGTGGAGCGAAGCATGAGCGATACCTACCAACCCGTATTTGACGCAGTGCGCAGCCGCATCGGCAACGCCGACATTGGCCAAGCCGTGGAAAGCGCCATGCGCGATGCCTTCGGCAACGCCAACCACATCATTCATTGCGCCGCGCAGGAAATCACCAACGAAATGCAGCGCCCCGCCGCTGTCTTCCGCCCCGCGATCAGCATGGACGGCAATCAATGGTGCGCGCTGTACGGCGATAACTTGCAGGACGGCGTGTGCGGCTTCGGTGACACGCCTGACGCCGCGATGCGCGCCTTTGATCAGGCGTGGCTGACCAGCAAAGCCATGCTGGCCGCGCGAGGTGAAGCATGACGACGAATAACGCCTGGGTCCGCCTCAAGGATCAAGTGCCTACCGAGGCGGGCATGTACGAATGGCGCGTACCTAGCAGCACTGTGCCGGGCATGGTCTTGATCGTGGCCGCCAAAATGCGGATGCGCGGCGCTGGGGGCACGGATGTGCTTTCGCCGGAATTCGACTATTGGGACGGCTATCGCGTGCTCGTGCAGTGCGAAGTCGAATGGCGCCCGACGGCCTTTGTGCCGGGCAAGTACCAGCGCACACCGGCGGTGCTGGGCATTGAAGGCCTTGAGATTTCACCCTGCTCGCGCTGCGGAAAGGTCCCGGGCATCACTGCGCACCAAGTACACCCGCATGGCGGCGTGATCTGCAATCCGGTCCCGTGGCAGCTCAACTCCTGGAAATTTGTCTGCTGCGCCTGGGGCGAAACGCCCACGTTGAATAACCCGCTCGAAATCGAGCGCATCCGCCGCGAGACACGAGGCCGCGCCGCGCCTGATTTGCTGGAAGCGCTGGAAATCATGCTCATCGGCGCCTGCGCTGTCGGTGTTCCTCACGCGGGCGAACGGAAGGTTCTGCAAGACGCCGTCGACCATGCGCGCGCCACGATCAACAAGGCCAAGGGAGAGCAGCAATGATCCGCCTCCTGCGCGCCCACGGCGACCTTCTGATCGGTGCCGCTGCCCTCTGCGCCGGCGTCTTCATGTCCTGCGTACTGGGCCCGACGCTTGACGCCCAATCCCCCACCCTCACCACCCAGGACGGCGGCAGCAAAACCGCATACGCCGCAAAGGACTGACATGACCGAGACGACCGAACTTGCGGAACTGCCGCCGAAGGAATCCGCGCTGGCCGTGTACTCCAAGCCCAGCGGCCTGGAGCCTTGGCTGGAGAAGATCCGCGCCGAGGTGACTGGGCATGTGCCTGACCTCAAGACCAAGAAGGGCCGCGAGGCTATTGCCAGCCTGGCTTTCAAGGTACGCAAGGTCAAGACCGCCCTGGACGGGATTGGCAAACAGTTGGTGGATGACCTGAAAGATGTGCCGAAGCGCATCGACGCCGAGCGCAAGCGTATGCGCGACACGCTGGACGCCCTGGCTGACGACGTGCGCCGGCCGCTGACGGAGTGGGAGCAGGCCGAAGAAGACCGCGTACAGCGTCACAAGGATGCAGTCGAGGGCATTGCGTCTCTGGTCGTCAACTGCAATGAATCCGCAGAATCACTGCGCGCCGCCCTCGCCGCCGTGGAAGCCATCGCCATCGGTCCCGAATGGGAAGAATTCGAAGCGGAAGCCGCCCGAGCTAAGGACAAGGCGCTGTCCGGCCTTCGTGACCGTTTGGTGGCCCGCGAAAAGTACGACGCCGAGCAGGCCGAACTGGCCCGCTTGCGTGCCGAGGTAGCTGCCCGCGAGCAGAAAGAGCGCGAAGAGCGCATTGCCCGCGAAGCCGCCGAGCAAGCCCAGCGCGAAGCCGAAGCCCGCGCCCAGGCCGAACGCGAGGCCGTGATCCGCCGCGAGCAGGAAGCCAAAGCCGCAGCTGACCGCCGCGAACTTGAACTGAAGCTGCAAGCCGAGCAGGCAGAAAAAGCAGCCGCCCAGGCCAAGGCGGACAGGATCGCCGCCGAGCAACGCGCCGAGCAGGATCGTATCGCCGGCTTTGAGCGCGAGAAGCAAGCCGCCGAAGCTGCGCGCCAGGCAGAAATCAAGCGCCAGGCCGACGCGAAGGCAGCGGAAGAGGCCGAAGCCGCCAGTCGTGAGGCCGACAAAGCCCACAAGGGCAAGGTCAACCGCGCCGCGCTGTCGGCCTTCGTGCAAGGCGGCATGACCGAAGAGTGCGCCAAGTTGGCCGTCACGCTGATCGCCAAGGGGGAAATCCCCGCAATCAAAATTTCATACTGAGGACGCCATGAGCCACGACGACGAATCCGCCGCGATGGCCTACCAGCAAGAACTCGAACATCAGGAGCAAGACCATGGAAGTCTACAAGGCAATCAATGCCGTGCAGGCGGAACTCGCCAAGATCGGCATCAGCAAGGACCGCAGGAACACGCAGGGCTCCGGGTACAACTTCCGGGGCATTGACGACATCTACAACGCCCTGGCGCCGCTGTTGGCCGACAAGGGGCTGTGCATCCTGCCGCGTGTGCTTTCCCGGGAGTCGGTGGAGCGCGTCAGCAAGCAAGGTGGTGCGCTGTTCTACATCACGGTAGAGGCCGAATTCGACTTCGTGTCTACCGCAGACGGCAGCAAGCACACGGTCAAGACGTTTGGCGAGGCGATGGACAGCGGCGACAAGGCCACCAACAAGGCAATGTCAGCCGCCTACAAGTACGCCGCGTTCCAAGCGTTCTGCATCCCCACCGAGGGCGACAACGACGCGGACGGGCATACCCACCAAGTCGCATCCGCGAATGACGACAGCCCAGCGGCACCCGCCGAAATGGACGCTGAAGTCACCGCGCAGATGAATGCGGCGGCGTCTGTACCGGACCTCGTAAAGATCATGAACGGCCTGACTGCCGACCAAAAGCGCGCAGCCACGGCCCATTTCAACCAGCGCATGAGCGAACTCAAGAAGGCAGCGTAATGAGCAACGACCTGAACCAATGCCAATTTATCGGCCGTCTCGGCAAGGATGTGGAAATGCGGTATTCCCCTGAGGGGGCCGCCGTCGCCAACTTCTCGCTTGCCTGCGGCTGGAAGACCAGCAGCAAGGAAGGGACGGAATGGGTCCGCGTCACCGCCTTTGGCAAGCTTGCCGAAATTTGCGGTGAGTACCTGAAGAAAGGGAAGCAGGTGTTCATCCAGGGCCACATGCAAACTCGTGAATACGAGAAGGACGGTACCAAGCGATACGTCACCGAGATCATCGCGGATCAAATGCAGATGCTTGGATCGAAGGACAGCCAATGACCCACGTCTACCTCGATATCGAAACCTTGCCGGACATGCGTGAAGGCGCGCTGCAAGCTTTCATTGACGACGCCAAGGAGAACTTCAAGGCGCCGTCCACGCTGACGAAGGAGCAAGCAGCGGCTGACCTGGGCCTGACGGACAAGGATCAGATCAAGTTCACCAGCAAAGACGCCATGATTGCTCAATGGGTGAACAACTTCAAAGAATCGAAGGGGCCGGAACTTGCTGAGCAGGAATGGCGCAAAACGGCGCTGAACGGTGCATCTGGCCAAGTCCTGATGATCGGCCTCGCATTTGATGACGCAGACCCGGTGGTTGCGCATGCGTCGACCGAGGCGGAAACGCTGTCCGTCGCGTTCGACATGATCCGCCAGGGCATCGACCCGAACCGCCGCCCGGTGTTCATCGGCCACAACGTCACCGGCTTTGACCTTCGGTTCATATACCAGCGTGCAGTCATCACGGGCGTGCAGCCGCCGCTGGCTATCCCCTTCTGCGCTCGTCCCTGGGACGATTCTGTTTTCGACACCATGACCCAATGGGCCGGACACGGCAACCGTATCTCGCTGGACAACCTCTGCACCGCCCTGGGCCTCCCCGGTAAGGGCGAGATCGACGGCAGCCAGGTCTACGACTACTGGAAAGCCGGACGCATTGCCGAACTGATCGCGTACTGCGCTGACGACGTTCACAAGGCCCGCGAAGCACACCGCCGCATGACCTTCCAGCGCTTGGCCGCGTAACTCCCCTACCCCCGCAGCCCCGTACCCCGCCGTCTGTCCGGGGCTGCCCTTCTATTGCCTGGAGCATCCGAAATGGATAGCAGCGACGTACCCGAACCTGAATATGACTTCGTTGAGCGCCTGCTAATCCGTGCGGGGCTTGTGGGCTTTGTTGCTGGCCTGAGTGCCGTGTACGTGGTCCTTTACGCCCTATGGCGAGCCGTAGGCAATTTCTTCTTCGGAGCCTGAGAGCATGAACACAGAATGGAAGCTAGTCCCGAGTTCGATCCATGAATTGATACGGTCTGGAGACTTGGAAACCCTGCTGTGGAAGCTGAATGGCGTCCATGAAGCTGAAAGCGTCCGGCTCGCACTGTACAGCGCTAGGCAGAGCATGCTTGCCGAATCGGCATCGGATGAATCTCTCGACAAAAAGGAAATTGAAAAATGGAAGCGCGATAGCAAATTGCTGGAAGCCATCCAAGACGGTTGTTGGGATGTGCGCTTCCTGTCGTCGTCGAATGGTGACGCTGGTGATTACAACATCGGCATTGAAATCGTGGCTCACTTCATGGAGAAACCGCAAGAGCGCGTCATCGGTGAGGACTGGAACGAAAACCTCCGCACTGCTCTTGAGCAGGCCATGACCGCCGAAGCATATCCGCCAGCACGTCCCGCCCCTACCTCGCACCCTATACCCACCGGAGCGACGGGGGAGGAACAGGACCGCTCCGGCATGTCGCCCTACTGCCCGGAATGTGATGGCGGCGGTCGCATAAGCGTTCTGAGCGACAACAGCCCCGATGCCCATGACGTGGACATCGACTGCACGCATTGCGACGGCTCCGGTAGCGCGGCAGACGCTGCCAAGAACCTCGCTAGAGCATTGCAGAGCGAGCGGATGCAGCATTTGCAGATCTACGGCGAGTACAAGAATTTCCACCGCAGTCTGTGCGCGCGCTTCGGCTACGGCCATGACCAGGTTCATTTCCGCCGCGATCTGGTGTCGCTGGAAGAAGCCATTGCCGCCAAGGTCAGCGCTCCCGCTGCTGGCGATGCGCTGGATGCAGCCAGCCTTCTAAATATCAGGTTCACCCCGGTTTCGGAGGGTCTGCCGGATCTCGTTGAATACTCACCCAGCTATGCGGGCCAGTGGTCATCCAAGTGGTGCGCCGTGATCACTGCTCGGGGAAATATCGAAGCAAGCCAATTGGTTCTCCCTAGCTCTGACAAGGAAGCACTGGAAGCCGCTCGATTCAATGGGGCATGGCGTTCAGGAATGGACCCTAGCCGCGTTGTCGCCTGGGCGTACATGGACCATATCCGATCCGCAGCAGAAGCCGCCGCCATTGCCCAGCAGTCCCAGCGGAAGGAGGCGTGATGGAACGCATCGTCTGCCAGTTTTCCTGCGGTGCTGCTTCCGCCGTCGCCACCAAGCTGGCGCTGGCCCAGTACGGCGACACTCATGAAGTGCACATCATCAACGCCTTCCTGGTGAACGAGCATGCGGACAACAGCCGTTTTCTGAGTGATTGCAAAGCCTGGTTCGGGCGCGAAGTTACCATCCTACGCGATCTGAAGTACGGGGCGGACATCATCCAAGTATTTCGGCGAAAGCAGTTCATGAAAGGCCCGCACGGCGCTCCCTGCTCGCGCGAATTGAAGCGCCGGCTGCTGGATACGTTCGCACTCCCCGGCGATGTGATGGTGTTCGGCTACACGGCTGAAGAATCCGACCGTCTCGACGACTTCCGCGAGCGCAATCCGGACCGCCCGGTCCTTGCTCCCCTCATCGAGCGCGGCCTTAGCAAAGACGACTGCAAGGCCATGATCGAACGGGCCGGCATCGAACTGCCTTACATGTACCGCCTGGGCTACGACAACGCGAATTGCATCGGATGCGTGAAAGGCGGCGAGGGCTACTTCCGCGCGATCCGCCAGGACTTCCCCGCCGAATTCGAAACGCTGTGCCAGGTGCAGGACGAAATTGGCCCCGGTTCCCACCTGTTCCGCAACCGCAAGACCGGCGAGCGCTATTCCTTACGCGATCTGCCGGATGGCCCCGCACGCCGCAACGAATTGCTGCCGTCCTGCTCATTCTTCTGCGAGACGGCCGAACTGGAGTACACCGCATGACTGAGAACAACGCCGCCCAGCCTGGGCTGACGGATGACGAAATCGAAGCGGTGCGCCGCGCTCTAGAAATCTACGCAGAGTGTTACGACACGATGACCCGCATAGCCGCCCGTGAAGGCCGCGAGCCGGTAGCCTCTCCGGTGTCTGTCGCCTTCGATATTCGCAAAAACATGGTCAACGCCGTAGTCAATGCGCTGTCCAAGCTGCGCGCGGAGGGCGTGCAGGCGGGCGAGCCGGTGGCCGATGAGCGGTGCAAGCGATGCGGCGGACCCGGCTGGTACACCAGCCACACCACTGGATACCCGGAGTCGATTCCGTGCAGCGCCTGCAACCCTCAAGGGGTTTCGGTTGAACAACTGGCGAAGGACCCATTCCTGGCTGCGCAGCTTTGGCGCAAGTCTGCGGACGCCGAGGGTTCGCCCTTGGAACGAATTCTGGAACACGTCAGCGAATACGGCGAAAGCATGGTGTCCAGCACCTTGCTGTCCGTTCGTTCGATTGCTCGCCGCAATGTGGAAACCCGAATTGCAGCAGAACTCGCCGCCCTGGCAAGCGCCCCTGTAGTCGGGGAGCAGTCTGTTACGTCGATCCTGCTGGAAGTTGTCCCGGGTGACGACGGCATGGGTCACGAGGTCTACGCGACTTCCGTGGAAGACGTTAAGCGGCACATAAATGTCCTGGATGAGGAATTGGAAGAATGGGAGCTTGGCATTCGGCGACTGCCGGCAAGCGCCCCTGTAGCCGACGAGCGGGAAACCTGGAATACGGGCGACGACGATCTGGACATGGCCCTGAACATGGCAGGCGTCCCCGGCGATGCCGCCATTGCGCAGATGGACGCCGTGGAGCGACTGAAAGCACGGCTGGCAAGCGCCCCTGTATCCGGGGAGGCGCATACCGACGACGCCAATGACGCCTTTGGCGACTTCGCAGACCAGTACCTGACGGACGGCAATGGCTACGCCCCTGTCAGCACGTTCAAGGCGTGCGGTGAGGCGTTCAACAAAGAATGGCCGAATCGAGAAGCCGCGTTCGCAGCAGCTAAGACGGAATACGACCGTCTACACCCACGCGCCTGTGCCGCGCCCCAGGCCAGCGAGGCGGACGCTACGCGCCAGGCAATCAAGACTTGCGGATCGAAGGTTATCAAGGCACTTGCCGACATCGCTAGGGCTGATGGGCCGGACACGCGAAAGTCAGATGACCAGGAACTGATCTATCGGTCGCCGGTCATGGACGAAGTAGCCCGTATCCGTCAGGCATACGACGAACTCGAACGCGCCCTCAAAACCCAGGCTGACAAGGTCGGCGGCCCGACCGAAGCGCAATGCAAGGAGGCTGCCGCCATCGCTCGCAGCTTCGGCGGTCGAGCCATGGCCGATGTTCTGGACGGCGGGGATTGCGCGAAGGGTGCGGGGGATGGCCAGCAGAAGTACTGGCTGTGCTGCGGGTCGAAAGACCCCAACCACCCGAATCGACGCGCGCCCGACTGTTTCAACGCTACCCGCGCGAAGTGGGGAACCGCTGACCAGCATTCAGTAGTCAAGCAATCCTTGACAGCTACACAGACGGGCGAGAAAGGAGAGAGCGATGCGTGAACCGACACCTGTAGCCGGCCGGCGTGAGCTGCGGCACATACCCGTCAACCTGCCGCGCGCCGGCTTCCACGGTGAACGGATTTACCTCGACCTGTGGCGCGAGTACCTGGGCGCAAACCGGAACGCACTGCGCGAGGTATTCGGCGACTTGTGCGAGCCTTTAGACCAGCGCGGTGCGCGCGTGGCAGCGTCGTTCATGGTCTGGATGGGTTGCAACGCAGGCCAGTCCTTTACGTATGTCGCTGAACGACTGGCCAAGTACGAAGGCTACTTGCGCCGCGAAGAGGCGTTCGTGGCGGCATGGGCTATCGCGAACCTGCGGAACTACGGCGTCAACAGCGGAATCATCCTGACGGAAGCGATGCTGACCCCCGGTGGCGTACCGCGTCTGCATCAGACGGTCGCGCACGCGGTGGATTGGCGCCGGGTCTACTCGCCGACGCAGTACGACAACGATGTGCTGTCGTGCATGGTCCGCTGGTGGGCAGGCAGCGTGGCGGGCGATATCCGCGAGGCCGCGCAGAGCCTTATCGAGGCCGAGCGCAAGCGCGAACGTGCCATGCAGGCGGGCAATCCCCAGCACCCCCGCACGGACGGAGGCGGACGTGAGTGAAGCGACGATTCTTGATCCCTGCTGCGGTGGCCGCATGATGTGGTTCGACCCGACAGACCAGCGAGTTTTGTTCGGCGACCTGCGCGACGAAACCATCACGGTAACTGACCGCACTCACCGCGATGACGGCACCCGCGTGGTGCATGTGCATCCTGACGCACAGATGGACTTCCGCGCGCTGCCATTTCCTGATGAATCCTTTGCCCTGGTGGCGTTCGATCCCCCGCACCTTGTGCGCGCAGGCCCCCGTAGCTGGATGGCGGCGAAGTACGGAAAGCTGGGCGCCGACTGGCAGGATGACATGCGCCAGGGCTTGGCGGAATGCTTCCGCGTCCTGCGCCCTCTCGGGGTGCTGGTTTTCAAATGGAACGAAACACAGATCCCGCTGCGCGAGATTCTGGCCTGCACCGACCACAAGCCCCTATTTGGGCACCGCGTCGGGCGCCTGAACCGAACCCACTGGCTGACCTTCATGAAGCCCGCCATCACCGACACCAAGGAGCAATAAATGGCACACGCAGCCCAACACCAGGCACCGGCCGCGGCGCCGAAGGAGCACTGATGCGACGCGAGAAAGTAGAGATCCAGCGCGGCATGCCCGTGCTGACCACCACCGAAGTCGGCGAGCGGCTGGGTCTGAAGCCGTCCGTGGACTCGCTGCTGGCGCTGGGTATCCAACCTGTCCAGCGCACGCTGCTGGGCGTCTATTGGGCGCTCAGCGACATGCCCGCCATCCGCAACGCGGTCGCCGCGCGCGTCCTGCAAGTTCAACCTGATGAGGTATCGCGATGACCGAGCGTGAAACGTCGGACACATTCCTAAGCCCAACCGAGGTCGCGGACATGACGGGCATCCGCCGCGGTACCAAAGGCAAGCCCTATCCCGTCTTGCAGGTGGAATGGTTGCTGGCCCACGGCTACCCGGCGCACGTCAACCGCGCGGGTCGGGCTATAGTCGCGCGCAGCGCCGTGGAAGGGCAGCGCCCGCGCGCCGCCGAGCCGGCCAATACCGAATGGACGCCTGACGCCTGGAGGGCATGAGCATGGGGCGCAAGCCTACCCGCAATCGCCTGCCGCCAGGCATGCGCGCGCGCCACCGCGGCGCCAAGACCTACTACTACTTTGATCTGGGCGGGAAGCCCCGCAAGGAAGAGCCGTTGGGGTCTGACTTCGTCGAGGCCATGCGCCGCTGGGGGCAACTGACGCAGCAGTCGGTGGGCGCCGCCAGTCAAGTCACCTTCCGGCAGGCGGCCAACCGGTACTTCGCCGACATTGTGCCGACGAAGGCTCCGCGCACGCAGGACGGGAACCAGATCGAACTCGAATTCCTGTGCGAGATCTTCGACAAGCCGCCGGTGGTGCTGGAGTTGATCAAGCCTGTCCACGTCACCCGATACATCCGCTGGCGCATGGGGAAAGCGGCGGACTGGTTCCGCGAGAAGGGCCGGCCTGTGCCGCCGGATGCCGGCCACGTGCGCGCCAACCGTGAAATCGCGCTGTTCAGCGCCATTTTCAACTATGCCCGCGAGATCGGTCTGACCGACGCACCAAACCCGGCTCAAGGCGTGCGAAAGAACAAGGAGCGCGGGCGCGACACCTACGTCGAGGACAACACCTATGCTCAGGTCTGGAAGGCCGCTGACGAGCCGCTACGGGACGCCATGGACCTTGCCTATCTGGCGGGCCAGCGGCCGGCTGACACCCTGCGCTTTCTGGAGACCGACATGCGCGACGGCTTCTTGCACGTGCGCCAGGGCAAGACAGACCAGAAACTACGGATCGAGATTACGGGAGAGCTCGCCCAGGTGATCGACCGGATCAAGGCAAGAAAGACGCTCTACCGCGCTGAGAACAAGGTGGTCAGCCTGTACCTGGTGATGAACGAATCCGGCTTGCCGCTGACCGCAGGTGCGCTGCGCGACCGGTTCGACAAGGCCAGGGAAATAGCCGGCGTCCCCAAGGCCGAATTCCAGTTCCGCGACCTGCGCGCCAAGGCCGGCACAGACAAAACCGAATCGGCCGGCGACATTCGCCAGGCCCAAAAACAGCTCGGCCACGGCTCGGTATCAACCACCGAGCGATATGTACGGCACCGCAAAGGCGACAAGGCGGGACCCACACGATGACCTCATGTTCAATGAGGCTTCAAGCGTGCCTCGATACGCTGCGCGAGTGCATCCATTTTTAGAATGGGCTTGTCATAAAGATTCACCAACACAAACTCAACGATTTCGAGCGCGTCGAACAACATACCGTCGAGATCATCCGGAACGTCCTCGTGACTTCCTGCATTCCCAAGCAGTTTTACCGCCGTTAGCAAGTTCTTGAAGTCCGGGTGAGCTTTCGAAAACTCAACAATTCGATCGTGCAGAGGCACAAATTTTTTGTCGGCGCCAAAACCAGGAATTCCTTGGTCCGTCATTAGGCACTCGACGGCCTTGCGAAGTGCATTCACCGTTGCCTGGCCAGACACCCAAAACAATTCGGCCGCCTCATCAAGTGCTTGCCGGATCGTCGCCGGCGCAGCATCAGGTACGTTTATTAAGCTCACTGCCGGGTAAAGGTACTTGGGGTAGACCACCTCAAAGTGTCCGTGCTCCTCCTCGCCTGTGTTCTCATCAAAATAGTGATAAGCATCATCCGTCGCCTCACCAACCAGAAGCATTCCTTCTGGACATGAGGGGCAACTGAACTGGAGAAAAAAGCGCCGCCTCACCCATCCCGCTTCACGATCTGGATCGTGCACATATCGCAATGTCTCAGCAGTAGGCCTGTCGTAGCCCGGTTCGGCAATCGGGTGCAATTCACCCCTGCGACAGTGTGGACATGGCCACTTGGGGAAGCTTCGATCAAAAATATCTCGTCTGAAATACTCACGATTCACTCTGGATGCCCCCAAAATCAAAAAATGGATTTGCGGAAATTTAACCCGATTGCGGAAAAGAAAGCGGGCCTTGGATTGCTCCAAGACCCGCATATCTATTGGTAGGCCCCCCGAGAGTCGAACTCGGCACCAACGGATTATGAGTCAACGGACGCGATAGGCGCATAGCCCTAGGGCGTTGATTTTGCTGGGCTTTGGCTTCGCGCCCACCGCGACGATTACGCCGGATTGCGCCTACTTTGCCAATAAATCCCCCACATACCTTGCTGTATATTTGTCCAGCAATGTCCTACTTCAAGCCCATGCCCCCAAAGCTCGGCGGGTGCTGGACCTGTACCCACTGGCACGGCGAAACAACCGACCAGGGGCGCAGGCCGTATTGCCGCCGAGATCCTGACCACCGTATAGCCCCTGTCTACCCAGACGAGGGCTGTGGCGCATGGCTGCGCGAGATCGGGGCGGATGACGAGATCCAGCTGTCCAGGCAGCGCGGGCCGCAGGATGGCTAATCGTCTGTGGAAGAAGATAGCTAGTTCATCAACTGCTGCCACTCAGCACCAGTAAGCAACATTGCTTCAGGCAATTCTTGAGCGATCTTGGCAAAGGCAGTGTTGATGAGATCCGATTGGGTGACGGCATCAAAATCCGCTTGCGATTGAAACTTCAAATTCACCATCAGCTCTCCACTGAACGCTCGACCCAAATTGGGAGTGAGATTGTCCGATAAGACGGCAAAAGCCACTTGAGCTCCTACAGCAGGTAGATCGAAGTAAACGGACTTGATTCTCTCGAATCTCAGTTTCATTACGGGCTCCAAGCCTTATAGGTAATTTAGGGTATCTGCTCCGGCGCCTTTATCCTCTGTGCGCCGCGCAGGCCTTGAATATAACCCTGTAACCCATTCACTTGGTCAGCCCATCCTGCAGCATCCTTTCCCACCTCGCCAAGTCGTCGTCCAAGGCTTTGAGCTCGACCGAGACACTCTCCAAATAGGCCGATCCAGTCGGGGCCGGGGCTATCAGATCCGCCGCCGGCGTCGGTAGCCGCGGCGCCCCGGCTGGCAAGCTGCTTGCGCAGCCCGGCAATGCGAGCAAAAGCGGCATCACGATCGCGCTCAGCCTGCGCCAGCTTCGATTCGATTTGTTCGCGCGCCAAGACGGCGCCGCGGTGTTTGGCATCAGCACGATCCCTTTCCTCCTGCCATGCGTGCTCGATGGCCGCTTGGCGTTTCTCGATTTCGGCTTGCTTGGCGTCGGCTCCGGCCCGGTATTGACTGGCGCCGTACCAGTGGCGCTCAAGTATCGCGCCGCCCAACAGTGCCGCGCCTACGATGCTGGCCACCGCGTATCCTTTCCAGCCGATCAGCCCAGCCCCGAGAGACATAGCCGCTCCTCATCCAGACGCCGGTTGTACAGGCCCTGCACAAAGACCTTAGCGCCCTTGGCATCAGTGACGTAGGACCAGACTGGAGACCCGTTCGGCGCATGAGCCAGGGCATTGCAACCTTCTCGCAGCCGGCCGGCATTGATAAGGCCCACCGCGCGGCTCGCGCAGGTGCTGGGCGTGCCGAAGTTGTGGCCATGGCTGCTCAGGGCGTCAAAGATCGGCTGACTGATCACCACGTCGATGCAGTCCGCCAGCTTCAATTGACCCTTGCTCACCACCAGGCGCTCAATCTGCTCGCAGCGCTCCGGCGACCAGTAGTCGCCCACCACCAATGGCTCAGGGCTGGTGTGCTTGGTGATGCCCTTGCATACCGTAGGCAGGCCGCGGGCCAGCTTGTCGGCGTAGACAACGTTTTGCCCGTCGCCCTCCCACTTGCCAAGGAAGGATTGCAGCGTTGGCGAGAACAGCGTCAAAGCGCCAGAAGCAACGAGGGCAGCGGCACCTCCCGCGATCTTGGTTCCAAGCTTCATTTGATACCCCGCCACGCCGAGTAGGCAGTGATAACAGCAGTGACGAAGCCAACGATATACGCAAGCGGCTTTGCCAGCCGGCCCAGCCCTTGCAGTACCTTGAACCCGCCCGCCAGCGCTTGGAACGTGTCAACGATGTCCTGCGTGTTCCGGCGGATTGTCTCGATTGAATCGGTATTCCGCGCGGTGGCTTCCGCATTGTGTGCCATGTCTTGCTCCATTTGCACGACGCGCGCGTGCAGTGACTTGATGAACGCATCGGACAGATGTTCGTCAGCCATGGCCTTTCCTTTGAAGCGACAACATCGCGTCCCATATAGACGTAAAAAAAGCCGCCGAGCAGGCCCCAGTGATGCGTGCGTCGCTGGATTTAATTGCTGCGTCGGTGATGTGGGGATCCGCCATTTGCATAAGGCCTAAAGTTCAAGGCCAGGCCTGGATCGAAACCCCGGGCCTGGTGCTACTCATCAAGACCCGCGTGCCACATGACCGTGGCCGTATCAGCCGCAGCGAAGTTACCGCCGTCAGCAGTTGCGACGGTTGCCGAAAAGCCGGTCGCGCTTGGGGAGACAGGCGCACAAATGCTGCGATCCCCCCCAACCGTGTTGAGCGTCAACGATGACACGATGGCAGGGGTTTTCGGGTACGCGACAGGAAAAGTTACCGTGGTGGATGCCGCAGACGCACCGGTCGATATCGTCACCGGAGCTGAGCCGGTTTGAGTAGGCATGCGATAGTGCAACACCGCCGGGGAACCGCTGGCCGATACCACGTAAGAGGCCCCCGTCCCAGGCATTCCGGTAATGTCTTTAATTTGGAGCGTATCGAAACGCCCCGCGCCGCTCGATTTGCTTATGCGCAAGAATTGCGTAACGCTTGGGGCAAAGACAACCGAGGGAGAATCGAACATCAGGCTGATGTCATTGGGCGTGCCGGTGAGGGCCGCCGCTACGACATACGTGCAACCGGACGGCGCGTAGAACGTGCAATTGTTGAACTTGATGTAGGTAAGCTGGGTTACGTTGGCGCTCAGCTGAGTGAAGTCCAGCAAACCGAAGCCAGCCGCGTTCGGGTTAATGATGGTCGATTCAAAATGGCAATCCACGAAATGGTGCGTACCGCCCACGATCTCGCCGCCGTACAGGGCTATGCCGCTATTGCGGTTCCCCATGAACCTGCAACCGTTGAACGTGTGATTCTTGCCGGCCAGCGTGCCGCCGTTGGCGAACGTGCCGCCGAAAAATCGGATGTCTTCGGTGTTGCCGTGCAGGTCGTGCGATCCGATATTGCCGCTGCCGCCCATGTTCGCAGCCGTAACCGTAATGCCTCGGCACGACACGCACCCGACGCCTGAGCCACCTCCGAAAGCGACCGCATGCCGCCCGCCGTAAAAAGACCCGTTGATGACGCCGCCCTGGCTGTTGGAGATCAACAAACCGTACTCATCGTCCACGGCGGGGGACGCCTGGAACACAGTGGATTCCACTCGAATGTCATAGCAGCGGTCAATCTCGATGCCGCAGTACGTGCTTCCGCCCGTGGTGACGTTGGAAATAATGGGGCCATCGATCAGCGAAACGCGAAGACCGACGTTTTGTGTGGACGGCTGCTGGATGTGAAAGTCGCGGAAAACCGTAGACTTGCCGACCAGCTTGTACACCACAACATTGGCGAACGCATACGGAGCATAGGTAACCCCCATCGTGCTGATAGCGGTGCCGGTAACGCTGCTCACGCGGAAAAATTCGCCCGCCTTGTAGTAAGTGCGCCACGTCGAAAATGATGAATCGCTGGGGTGGAAAATCAGGCCCACGTCACCGGACGCAAAATTAGGCGCACTTGCTGCCGTGAGATTGGCAGAACCTTGCGCTACGTTGGCCGCCAAGTTGGGCATCGCGACCAATTCGCCGGATACGGCCATGACAGATTTGGTGCCCCACCCCGTCGGGTCCGGCGCGATCACGGTGTTACGGCCGTCGCCAACAACCGTATCGCCCGGCTGAAATTGAATCGTGTTCGTTACCCGGTAGGTGCCCGCCGGGATACGCTTGAATCCGATAGGGGCATCCGCCAGGGCTTGCAGCGCCTCAGTGTCATCCGCTACGCCGTCGCCCACCGCGCCAAACGTGAAGGCCGTAAGCTGGCGGTCGGCCACACTGGCGAGGGTTTCTACAACCGAACCCGCCGCAGGATTCTGATATCCGATCAGTTCGGCGCCTCCGGCTGCTGCCAGTTGCGCCTCCGTCACGCCGTCAACGCCATCCGACCACGCGCTACCGTCGTAAATTCGAATACGCTTGCTGACGATATTGAAATAGAAGTCCCCCTCGGTGACAGGGTTCCCGTTCAAGTCAAGCGTGGGGTCTGAAGACTGAGCACCGAGGTACACGCCTCGGAACTCGTATAGCGCCTCTTGAGAGGCCTGCGCTGCAGCTTGAGCAGCAGCAGCGCTACTCGCGGCTTGTTCGACTAGACCGCCGATGCTGGCGTCGAACTCTTCAAGATCCTGGATATTGCTCTCGTTTTGCAAGATGCGGCGTTCAAGTTGCTGGTCCACCATCGTCAGCTTGTCCAGCGCACGCTCGTGCGACTTCGCTGGGAACGGCCCGCTGGGCTGGTATTCAGTGAGCTGCGTCATCGGCACGTCGCGCTCAACTTCCAGCTTGTCACCGACCGGGTAGTCGACCGCTGTAGTGATGGTTCCACCAGCATCAGCACCCGCGCCGGTCACCATGTAATCAGTACCAAGCGTCAGGACAGTGCGGACGTCTTCGTCGCCCCCCGGTTCTATCCGAGTTACTACCAGATCGGTATTCGTCAGAAAGCGATACGGGACGGGGAACGCGATGGTGACGCCATCACAATCGTGCGTGACGGTGGAGATCTCGGTTTGAACGGTCATAGCGCAGGGCCTTTGAGGAACTGCGCTACAGGATGTTGCGACCTGCCTGTAGAGTTCTGCGTTTCCTAGCATTCAGCAAGAGGTCAGGGTGATAAACTCGCGCCCGTACATAGTAATAATTGGAGACAATCGTGCGTTTCATTGGCAAGTACATTTTCGCGCTCGCGCTTGGTTCTGCCTGCGCAGCAGCCGTCTCGGCCGAGTGCCCGGCTATCCCGCCTGCTCAACGCACGCTGTTCATCAGCGGTGAAACTTACGCGACCACCAACGGCTTCAGCCTGCGCGAAGATGGGATTGTGCTTTTCGATTACGGCAAGGCCTTTAACAATCTTGGCAAGTGGGCTGATCCGTACTTCAACACCAACTATGCTCTAGCGCTCTACCGCGACTATCTGGATACGCAGTGCAAGGACGAGAAACTGCGCAAGAAATTTCTCCGCGTCGCTGACTGGATGATCCAGGAAGGCAAGGCGCGCGGTGAAATGCTGGTTTGGGAATACCCCTTTTCCGATCCGAATTTCCAACTGGATCCGGGTTGGGTGTCCGGCATTGGCCAGTCTCGCATGGCCGGCGTCCTGGTTCGCGCGCACGCAATGACGGGCGAGCAGAAGTACCAGGATGCCGCCAAGAAGGCCATGGCAGCCTATGAACACCCTATTTCTGAGGGCGGCGTCATGACCTTCGATGGTGATGTGGCCTGGATAGAAGAAATGGCCGATCCCAAGGGCAACAGCTTCAAGGTGCTGAACGGCCATGTGACGGGCCTGGCCGGCATCATGGATTACTACGCGGTCACACGTGAGCAGAAATGGAAGGCCCTGATCGCCAAAACGGTGGCCGCAGTGAAGCGCGACGTACACCTCTTCGACGCTGGATTTTCATCCTACTACTCGCTGAAGATGCCCAGCACCGAGCGCCCAATCGCGCCCCGACTGGAGTACAACGCGCACCACGTCGGTCAGTTGATCTGGATGTACGAGGAGTTCAAGGATCCGACGTTCTTGGAATGGGCTATGCGGTTCCACGCCTACGATGCGAACCAAGACAAGTACTCAGCCAGCAACTCAATTGACCCCGTTGCGCATGGTCCGGAAGGTGTGAAAGCGCTCTACGGTGATCACTATTGGTCCACCGGCACCTTCCCCGCCGACTTAATCATTAACATGCCAGCGGCCGACCGCGTGAAGGGCGTGGCTATCGATGCCAATCTAATGATCGAACGTCCGGTCAATTTCAGCGTGACGGCCTGGAAAAACGGCACAAAGGTGGCTGAAAAGATCATCACGAACAACCAATTGCGCCACCTCGACATCATGTTCCCGCAACCGATTGAAGCGGACAAGGTGATTGCCACGTTCGAGGACACGAGCGGAAAGGATGTATTGGCGATCAAGATGATGATGATCCTGCGCGATGTGCCGCATTACGGCGCGGTCATGAACGAATGCAACGCCACCTTCCGCCGTATCATTCCGCACCCCGTCCTCGGCTTCGCGGGCGGCTCCCCGGTGGCGCCTCGGTGCGACGGTTGGATCATTCTCCCCCGCGAGTTTGCCGAGGCAAAGCTGTACATCGATGCTGCCCAAGACGGCAAAGGCGACTTCAAGGCTTCCTACAGCGATGACCTCCTGACTTGGACCCCAGCCGGCACAATCCCGGCCCATGGCGGGGATCTCGACTTGAATGCGGGTAAGTTCGTGCGCCTCGACTTCAAGACGACGGTGGGGGCCACCAGCAAAATCTGGCTCGGCAACCCCACGGTCCAGACCGCGCATCGGTGACCTTCCCGCGCTGCCCGGCGCCCTACTGAGGCAGCGCACGCTCCAGGTCGGGGCCGCGCCGTGGCGTGGCCTCACCCGGGCGCCAGTAATACTGCTGCCCAAATTCCTTGCGCGCGCGATCCTCCATCCGGCGCAGGTAGCCTGGCGATACCAACTCCTGCAACTGGTTGAAGATCATGCGATCCGTCGCCGCTTTTGTGTACCAGAGGTTGGCGAACGGGATCTTGCCTTTCAGCATGCGCACGGCGCGAGCGCCCACATCCGTCTCCTTACCCTCGGCGCCACGTTGGACGTTGCCAAGGACAAGCTTTGCCATGTCTTCCACATCGCCGCCGAGCGGGCCGCCCATCAGGCCGCCTATCGACGTGCCGTAGCGGGTGTAATCCTGGAACATCAGATCACCAAAGATGCCGAGACCGCCGCCCTTCAACAGGCTGCGCGTCCAGAAATTGTTGGTGAAGGGTTCCATGTTTTGCGGATCCCGACCTGATACGACCTCGCCAAGCTGCAACGCAATGCCGCCCAATACCGTTGTTAGGCCCATCAAGCCTGCGATGTAAGCGCCTTTGCCCCACCCTCCGGGAGTCGACATAGCCCGATAACCGTGACGCATGAGGATAGCAATCGGGAATGCCTTGAATTGCAGCGCGCCGCGCAGCAACTCGCCGCCGAGCGTGCCTCGGCGCGTGCCCCGGTACATGAACGACCGTTCGCGCACGCCAGGCTCGATGATGGCCATGTTGGTTTCGCTGTCCAGGAATGCGGCGAGCTGGGTAGCCGCTTGTTCGCGAAGACGCTGCGGGGTCGTTTGCGCAGCCTCCGCCGCGCCAGCGAGATCGGCATCCGCGATCCGGTAGATGCTCTCTGGCGTGAGTACCGTATCTCCCATGCCGCGCCAGTCCTCGGGCTGTGCCAACTTCCACACGCCGTAAACATCATCGGTGATCCCGGACTGTTTTAGCCGCTGCGCCAGGCGCGCGTTCGGGGCTGCGTCCAGACCGCCGGCGGCGCGCGTCATGTCGCCCAGCGTATCCAGCAGCACGGAGCCAAAAGCCTGCTGGCCGGCACGCGTCACCGCATTCATGCCGGAAAACTTCATGACCGCGCTCGCCGCACCCGTAGCATAGCGTGCCATCCTCCCAGACACCTGGGAGTCGCGAGCCATGCCATCTATGCCCCAGCGGTTCATGGCGCCGAGGTACTGGTTGATGCCAAGGCCAGCGCGCAGCGCCGCGCGTCGGTCAGCCACATTGGCCGGGTTCAGTGCGCGCAGTTCGTTGGTCATGACCTGCATGACCGGCAGTCCGTTATAGATGGCTGTCATGGCGTTGGTCGCAGGGTCAGTCACCGCAGCAGTCAGAGCAGCCGACCCAAGGCGGGCGGCGGTGTTCAGCGCGCGGTACGTGTCCATACCCTCAGCGAACGCGGCATTCACGGGCGGCTCCTTCGTGCCGGCCGTGTTCTGGTACACGGTGTCCAGCCATCGCGCGCGTGCCGTGATCTTCTCGGCGTTCTCAGGGTTGCGCAGGCTCATCTCCTTCACGCCCCACTCCCGCCAGAAACGAAACTGAAGGTGTGGGTTCGGACCGAACGTCTCCGTCAACGAGATATCCCGTGCCATTCCGTCGACGTGGCGCAGCATCGTTTCCAGAATCGACGTATCACTGTACTTTTGCGCGTAGGCAATCCAGCTCTCGGCGTCCTTGAAATGCAAGATCCGCTCGGCGCTGCCGTGGTTTGCCACCATGCCGCTGGCAGGACCGCCGCGCCCCGGCTCGATCTTGTTGGCTCCGTTCGTAGCCAGCGTCTCCCAGGCCGCACCCAGCAACTCGCGCACCTGAGTGTCGTTCATGAGCGAGCCGTCCTCGTTCACATACTGCCCACGGTCCAGGCCGCCCATGGCGTCCTCAACCCACGCCGCCCGGGCCTCTGCGCCCTTCATGTCGCCACCGCCCGTGGCAACCAGTCGCTGGCTGTGCGCCTGGGGGAAACCCCAATTTTCCAGCCGGCCGATGTTGCCGCCGGCACGGTTGAACCTGTCTCGCAGCCGCTCCGACACCTCGCCATACGCGCGCGCCGCCTTGGCCGCGTCGGCGTCGCCCGTCTGCTGACCGCGCAGCTCGCGCACCATGTTAAGCACCTTCGTCTCGTCCGTGATCAGGCCGAGCATTCCACCCTTCACACTGTCGAACACGTCCAACATCTGCCCCATGGCTTCATTGCGAATGCCCTGCGCGATGCTCTCAACTGAGAGCGTGCCGCTCTTACCGTCCGAATAGAACATGAGCGAGCGAGAAAGCGCCTCAAGCGGATCCTTTTGCCCAGGACGCTCGAGGTAATTCTTTATGGCGTCATGGCGTAGGGCAGTGAGCGCCACGCGCCGTCGCTTAAGCGCGGCGTCGGCTGCGATATCCCGGGCGGCGCGATCTGCGGCGGTCACCATCCGATCAGCCTCGCTCATGCCGCGCCAGGCCGTAATGTCTTCTGCAGCCATCTTTCGCATGGCCATGGCAATGCGGTTCTCAATGTTAGTGACTTCCGCCTGAGTAAGCGACCGTCCGCCAAGCGCACGCGATACCGCTTCAATACATTCCTGGCGCATTACCCCCCCCTCATCAGTGCGCACATCACCGCGGCATTCAACGCCTCGGGCGTGCCGTATTCCAGTTCAGCCTCGGCGGCCCGAAGTTCCTCGCGCAACGACACCTCTCGGGTGCCGCCGTTTTCATCTTCGACCAGCACGCGGATATCACCCTGCTCGTCCAGCAGCGCCAAACCCGCTTGGGTTTCGATATCGGTCTGTCCGCCGGAAGCCCGACCACCATCTTGAGCGGTCGGTTCAGCACGCATGGCGCTGGGCTGAGCAGGCTCTACCGCTGGTCCCTGGCGAACTGGCGCGACCCCAGCTGCTGCGGCATTCGCGCGCGGCACCCCAGCCGGTTGCACGTCCGCGGACTCCCCCGGCAGGCGCACAGGCGCGCTTTCGGCCTGACCCCCAGCCGTCACTATGGGCTGCACCTCGGCGGAACGGGCTGGAGCCGTCGTAACATCCTCGATCGCTGCCGAGATAGGCGTGCGTGCGGCTGCTGGCGCGTCAATCGCCGCGCGGGTTTCCCGCAGGTCAGCAAGCCGCGCATCGATCTCGCCCAGCCGTTGCAGCGCCTGTGCCGCGTCTCGGTTCTGCTCAAGCGATGCCTCAAGCCGCTGGATGCGCGCATCAACGTCGCCAACTTCCTGGCTGATCTGCTTGCGGGCGCGCGATAGGGCCTGTTTGTAACTGACCCGGGATTCTGAACCCTGGATCTCCTTGGCGCGCGCCCGGATGGCGGGTTCTTCGCCCATGCCCTGGCGCATCTGCGTTACCTCGGCCAGCTCATCCCGCATCCGCGCGACTTGCCCTAGCTCAGCCTCGTTGGCTCCAGTCGCCAGCATCTCGGCGCGCGCTCCCTCCAGGCGGATCACTTCCTGATCAATAGCCGCCGCGGCGCGCGCTTGCTCTGCCGGGAAGCGCGGTAGCGTTTCCGTGGGCTGGCCCCGTTCTGAGAACGAATCGCGGCCCATCCATTCCCGCACGCGCGCGAGATAATCCCGCGTCTCCTTCGCCTTGGGCTGGCGCCCGGCAAGCACCTCGCGCGCTTGTCGCGGGCCGCCGTTGTAGTCGGCAATCATGGCATCGACGTTCCCGCCGTACTGACGCATGGTGTCGCGCAGATAGCGCCCCGCCGCGTCGATCATCTGCACTGGGTCCGTGGCGTCCGTCACCCCATACTTGCGCAGGTTCTCCGGCATGAACTGCATTACGCCGCGCGCGCCGGCCGGGCTTGTCTGGTTGCTGTTGCTGCGCTCGCCGGCATTCTTGAGCGCGTTGATCAGCCCCGCAGGCAGCTCGTATTCTTGTTCGATGTGCGCCGCGTACTCATTGAGTTCGGCGGCGTCATAGCGCAAGGTTCGACGCTGCTCAACGGCAACGCCGGTCAACTGCCGGGAAGGGAAGTAGCGCTGTGACGCGGGCAGTTCGTCGGCGTAATAGCCTAGTGCCATGCGCGCTGGAGTCGGGTCACTGGCGCGCGGGAGGAAAGCCGCGGCGTCCACCCCGGTGCCGCGCATGTCCACTTCTCGCCCCTGGGCGAGCGCCGTAACCGCGCTATCCATAGCGGATCGGTGCGCCGTTGCATCGCCCGGTTCCGTGGGAATGCCTGGGGCCGTGGCGACGTTGGCATGCGCCGAATCGCGCGCCGCAAGCGCTGCGTCGACCGTACCTTGCGCGCGCCATGACAGCCCGGCAGCCGCGCCGCCCGCTGCGAACACCCCACCAAGAATGCCCTCGGCGGCCAACGCTGCAGCGTCCATGGGCTTGTACTGCTCTGCCATGGTGTCGTAACCGCCCGCCTTCAGGAGGTTATGGATAGACCCGCGCTGCGCAATCCCAAGCGCCATGTTGCTGGCCGCGCCATAGGCCGCATTCAGGCCGACGAATCCGGCACGCCCGACGCCGACGCCCGCCGCGGCGAAAGGTGCGGCCGCGCCGGCGTAGCCAATGGCGCCAGGTAGCAGCGCACCGCCGCCTGTGGCCACCGCATCTACGAATGCGGCATTCAGTGCGGTATTTGCATCAACGCCTCGCTCGGTCATTTCCTGGTAGGTGCCGCGGCCCGTCGCGCCACCAGCGGTAGCCGACCCGGCCCACATGGCACCAATGCCTGTGCCGCCGGACGCCAGCGCCGCACCCGCACCCAAGCCCACCTGGGTAATGACGCTCGCCACGCCGTTGACCAGCTGCCCAGCCATGCCAGTAGTGAGCGGGTCGGGCATGTACACCCGGGCGAACTGGTCCGCCGAGCGCGCGACCTCAGAAAACGGGTTCATCGCCTCGACGCCAGTCGCCCGCTCCAATCCGGTCAGCAACGGCTGATAGGCGGACGCGGCCAGATCCGCCACGGCGCCAATTGCACGGTACGAGCCGAGAGCTACCCCGCGAGGAACCTCGGACGCCACACCAGCAAAAGCGCTAGGTTCGGCCTCCCCGACGATCTGCCCGACAGGCTTGGATGCGGCAGCCAGAGCCGCAACCCGGCGCTCATCGATCTGCGTCATTGCGTGGCCTCCGTCGTGGGAATCTGACGGCTCAGCAGGCGCCCGTAGCTATCCCGCGCGGACGCAGAATCAGGTGTAAGCAGGATGGTGATGGGCTGCCCACGATCATCTGCAACCGGCTGACCCGCCAGCGTGGCGAAGTACATACCGCCACCTACACCGATCAGCCCCACGTTGCCCATGTACCGGCCAACCTTGTCTTGGATGCCGGCCTGTTGAAACTGCTCCAGCACCGCGTTGTTGGCGCGCCGCTGGAAATCTTCCTTGTTCATCCCCCACGGAGCCAGCACCTGGCCGTTACCGTGGAAGTCGACCGGCTCGCCCATTACCGCGCGGAATGCCTGATCCAGGCGGTTGCTGTCGATCTCGCTCGACAGGTCACCATCCTGCGCAGCGCGCCCCACGTAGTAGGCTTTGACCGCCTGCATATCCTGCTGGAACTGCTGCGCGCCACTCTCGCCGGGGCCGCCACCGCGATACAGGTTCTGGAAGCGGTCCTGGAACGCCGCGACGAACTCCTGCTCTTTGGGCACCGGCCACTTGGTCTCGTTGTCCTTGCCACCGCTGCGCAAGATCTCGTCGCCGTGCAGCGCAATAGCTGCCACGTCGCCGGCCGCTTGCACAGTGTCCTCGCTGAACCAGTTGTTCGTGGTCTTGGCGCTGTCGTAGCTGGCGGCCAGCACGCCCATGCGGGCGGCAAACGGAGACACGCCCTTGAGCTGATCCATCATGCCGCGGTACGTGTCGTCTGCGCCGGCTGCCTGATACAGCGTGCTGAGTACCTGGCGCTTCTGCTGCGCCGATCCCTGAGACAGGACGCGAGATAGGCCCTCAGCCTCCCCCGGCAACAAGGGATGCATGCGCACCATTCCAGGCGGGTTTGCAGCTTGTAGTCCGCGCACCACGTCAGCGCGCGCCCGTACCTGCGCCCCAATGATCGCAGCACCATCCTCTGTACCGATGGCATCCAAGGCCAGCGGCTGCACCATCTCGCCCGTTCGATTCGCGGCCCATTCCACGGGTGCGGTACTCAGCGCCTTGATGTTGGCCTGCACCGTCGCGCTCAAACGCTCCGCGCGGGCAGCATCTTGAGGCGTCCCGCCCTCGGTCATCAACTTGCGCCGCACGCCCTCCACGAATCCAACCTGCTCGCCAACTGGGCGCTGCATAAGCTCCTGGAACGCGTTCAATTCCTCGACGCGCTCACGGTAGGAGTTTTCAAACGGCGATCCAGCGACCATGGATCCCCACCGCATCACATCAGACGGTCGAGCCGGATAAGGGCTAGTGAGCTGGTTGTCCATCTCCTTGAGCGCACGTTCGCCCATCGCGAACGCTCGGTCCTGTTCGATGCGCATCCGGTTGTCTTGGCGGTCAGATTGCGTTTGCGCGCGCGTGCGAAGCTGCTGTACTCGATCCGCATTCAGACGTGCTATCCATTCGTAACCCGGCTCGATCTTTCCCGTAGCAGCTGCGCCGAAAGCGTTCAGCGCACCCTTGGGATCCTGATCGATGCGGGCCGCTCCGGCGGCCGTGGCCATCTCAGCTTCCGAGCGCGACAGCAAGTCGTTGCGCACATCGGGCGGCAAGTTGGACTCGGACAGAATCGCCATGCGGGCGGCACGCTTCTCGTCGTACAGGGTCGGGTCCAGCGAGATGGACACTGCGTCGGCCTGTAGGCCAGATTGGTACTGGTCTACCGTGTTGGCCCGGTGCTGCTGGGCCTGCCAACCGAGAGAGTTTCGGCCCACGTAGTCTCGCAGGCGATTCAACTCCATGTCGTAGAACCGCTTGGCATACGCCGGCGCGGCAGCGCGCGCCTGGTTCGCGTAGTCGTCAAACGACGTCAGAACACCCTGTGAAAAGTCTGGCGCACCAGGCCCCGCCTGGCCCTTCATTTCCTCCAGCTTCTGCATCCACTTCAGTTGGTCGTCGCTCGCGGCCTTGGATGCCCACGCCCGCGCATCTTCCTGCGCAATACCAGTGATGGCCGCGCCCAGGTCTTGAAGACCCGCGCCTACCGCATTGCTTACGGGAACGCCGCCGGATAGGTACGGACCACCGCCGGTAGGAACACTTCCACCTGCCGGCCCGATTGTGGGGATAGGAATACGCGTTGCCATTGACGTCCTAGAAAAGCTTGAACAATTTTCCGAGCGAGCCTTGGCGCAGATCCTTCCAGGCTTTCCCGAACTGGAACGACCCAAGATCGGCAGCGAAAGACATATCCTTTCCGAGTCCGAATCGATCGCTCTTACCAAACAGCATCGGGGACCAGCGGTTGTCTACGTCTTGGCTCAAGACCCTGCCGGTTGCCAAGTCTTTGTAGTAATCGGTCCCTTCGCGCCGGTAGCCGTTGCTCTTTGCGTAACTCTCATTTCCTACGATCACAGCGGCAAGAGCGCCCCACGGACCCAACGACCCGAGCGAACCTAAACCGCCTGCGCCGCCGGCTGCGCCCGAAGCGCCTCCCGCAGCGCTTGACGCCCCGCCAGCGAATGTCCCAAGGCTGCCGCCGGCGCCAACTCCAGATGTTGCCGCGCCCGCCGACGTGAATGCAGAGGATGCCGTTACCCCTGCGGCGCCAGCACCTCCCGCCGCAGATGACCCGCCGCCCAGGATTCCACCCAAGCCACCGCCACCCCCCATCCCACCGAAGGAGCCGTTGCCGGCGCTTGATAGAAGTTGGCTCGCCATACTCAGGCCGGTCCCCAAGAGACCGGATCGACGCGAGCCACCTACCGCCTCGCGTTCCCACGCAAATTGAGATGCCTGGCTGTCCAAGGCGTAGCCGCGCAGAGTGCCTTGGTAGCGCTGCTGCAAAGCCGCCAACTCGGCATTTCTTGCACTATCCATTTGCACTTCGAGAGCGCTGCCGGCATTAGGGTCAACTCCGGACTCCGCAATCGCCGCCCGCTGTTGGCCCTTAATCTGCGATGCTTGCCGACGCGAGCTAAGTTCGTCCTGCAATGCAGCATCCCGGGCTTGCTGCGCGTTATAACGGGCCATCGTCTCGTTATAGGCGAGCGCATCTTGCTGGCTGGCGGCCGATGCACTACCAGCCATCCCGTTAACCAGAGTCCCGCCAACCTGGGCGATAGCACCAAATCCAGCAGCGTTCATTATTCGACCCTCGCGTAAATCAGGCAGTCACGGCCATCTGAGGTGTATTTGCGCATGCGCCCTTCAAGCGTGAAACCCAGACGCTCGGCCCAGCGCACACCAGCCGCGTGGTTAGCATCCACCATCACCTCGACGCGCTGCCAAGCACAATCACACAACACCCGTTTGGCCATACGGTGAATGCCCACGAAATTGCCCAACGCTGCCGGCGAGAAAAGCGCCCACCCCTGCGCGCGGCCAGGCCACATTTCCAGCAGCCCAGCACACGCAATCGTGCGCCCGTCAGCCACTGCCGCCCACGCTACACCGGTCTGCGCGCAGAGTTCTGCGGCATATTCAGGGGTGAGCGCCGATTGCAGGAACGACTGCGGATCCTGCAACTGAATATCCCGGATATGGTCAGGTCGAAGCTTTTCGATATCGATTCTCATCGGTCATCCTGCGTATGCACGATCGGGAAGATGCCCAGCAGCGCCACCGGCAGCGGCTGGTTGTTCTCGTAGCGCATCATGCCGCTCGTGCCGTAACCGCCCTCCCAGGAAATTGGCTCTGTGTCGCCGCTGAGCAAAGGTACAGCCTCGTCCATTGCGTCCTGCGGCGTGCGGATTTCGATGTCCGCCAGGTAGCTATCCGACGTGCCCGCCTTGCCACCCAGCGATCTATGGAACCGCAGAACAACATTCGTGATGCGCTTGGTCTTACCTTGGGCCGTGCCGTCCGCAGCGCCAGCCTCCAGCCGCATGGTTTCCAGCGCGCAGGGGGCCGGCAACCCGACGTGCACGATTGAGCCGGCGTTCTGTAGCGTGATCTGCCCCCCCGCGACGGTTTGCTGAGGATGCGTGGCGCCGTCGACCAGCACGTCCACCACCTCGCCCTCAAGATGCGCGAGGCCCGATATCGTCGTTGCCGGAGTGCCGCGATAGGTAAGACCGCAATCGACATAGAACGCCTCAACCGCCGCTTCGCTGTAACCCAGCGGCTGACGCAGATATTCGACATAGCGCACGACTTCGCCATCAATCACCCGCCGCACAATCATCCACAGATCATCCTCAGTGCCGTCCGGCGATGGCATGCTCTCGACCGATTCCACCATTCCGTTCACAAGCGGGTGCGGATGCCACGCCCCGACGTCGCTGCGCTCGGGTTCGCGGTCGTAGGTCAGCCCGAGCAGCGTGCCGTCAGCGCGCGCCGCCCAGATGACAGAATCCGGCTCTTGGCTGTACGTCAGGTCGATAAGACCCGACATGACGGTTGTCGGGCCACCGGTCGGCGTCTCGGTGCGCGCTCCCACGGTAATGTTGTCCGACAGCTTGGTCGTGTCCGAAGACTGGTAGTTATCCTGGGCGTAGTCGTACTGGTAATCCCGCAGTTTCTTGCCGCTGGCCTGGGCAAACAGGATCCGCCCGCCTACCTCGGCCGGCTGAATGGATTTTGACCCGTAGTCCGTGCGCTTGGCTGCCCGGATGTTGGCCGGCCCAAGTGGCTGGGTCGATTGCGTCGGACCAACAATCCACTCGTCCCCATTGGTGCCAATGATCAGGTCGTCGGACTCCACCAGCCAGAGGATGCGGTTGATCCGGCGCGCATTCAGGGTCAGCACGATTCCGGAATCAGCCGTCACCTCGCCACCGATCTTCGGGCTGAAGTTTTCGAAATCGCTAGAAACCGACATAGTGACGCGCCGGTCGCGGGCCAATACCAGACGCTCACGCCAGAACGCGCCATGTTCAGGCCACCCGTCCAGATCCGAGAACACTCCCTCGGACCATTTATAGGTGCCGTTGTTCACGACGTCAGCCGGGATGCGGTCCATCACCGTGATGCTGACGTGCTGCCCATCGGTAAAGCCGGTGATCAGCACCACTCCGTAACCGGAGTGCAAGTACCGCCACTCGACCCCAATAGGTCCAAGCTGGTCGTCGGCAATATCGAACCCATCCCCGTCCCATGCCTTCCCCTCTGTGTGCGTGGGCGTCACATTGCCCGTCACCGGGCCAGGATCGGTGCCAGTACCCACAGCCGTACACTCATACACCCGGTTGTCCACTCGACGCATGAAGTTCACCTCGGCGCGCTGGTGGACCGCCCAGGGCTTGACCGACGATAGGTCTTGCGTCTCCAGGTAGAACAGCGAGCCAACGTGCTGCGGCGTGAAGATATCGAAGTTGGACGACATCGCGCCGCTTCCGGCCTCACCCGAAACGTTGATCACCAGACTCTTGTTGGTGTTCGTCTCTTGGAACGGGCCGCCTGTCAGCTCGATCATTTGCAGCGAGAACGACGTCGGCCCCTGACGCAGCAACTTGCGAGGCTTGTAGCTGCGGTGGAAGATATACATCGTGTCCGCGCTCTGCGCCACGCGAATGCGGCAGGTGCCGTCCTCTGCGGTCAGATCCGCCGACGTGTAGGGAGAAGCGATCTCGACCGGTACGCCGCCGCTCACAAGCTGGCCACGGTTGGCGTAAAAGCGGATATACAGGTGCCCGAACTCGAGCATGTAGGTGATCGTCTCAGACACCTGGAACTTGACCAGCCACGTCCGCCGGTCACCGTTCTTTACCGGGCTGACATAGCGAGTGCCGCCGCGGCGAACCGCCGGGCCTTGCACCTTGGGGATGAAGTTCTTCAGATCCGAGCACCCGCTTTGGTACTTGGCCTGGTCAATGCGTGCGCCGAGCATTGGGGAAAGCAGCCCCGCGTCGAACGTCACGAGGGCGGGGGATGCCTTGCCCATGCCTACCTCCGGCTTTCCATCCAGCTGTCGTCCTGTACAGCCGCAGCGGGGCGCTCGACGGCGCCAGCGCGCAAGCCGTCAGAGAGCGCCTGGCGGTACATGTTCGCGATTCGGTTGAATTTGGTTTCGCTCTGAGTGATCGTCTCGCACGCTTCCATCGCCAGGCGGCAAGCGAACAATTCCACAAACAGCGCGTCGTATTCGTTCGGGTCGGTGACCAGCCGGACGTACTCGATGTTGAGCGGCCCTTCCGTGTCGATCAGCAGGCGCCGGCCCTCTATGGAGAACAGACCCTTGGTCGTCGGCTTCGGGTAGACCCAGAAATTTGCCACCTTGATCAGGCGCACGAAATCCGCAGGCAGCGTGAACTGCTCTGCGTACCCAAACGCCGGTTTCTCGGACAGCGCGGGCAACTGCGCTCGCGCCTTGGAGAACGCCCAGAGGTGCGCCCGAAGCTCAGCGGCCAGCACGATCTCGTACATCGAGTTGATCGTGCTGGCCGGCTTGCGGGGATCCTCCAGGTCGATAATCCGCGTCTCACCGAGTTTGGTGAGAGCGCGGTTGGCGATGTCTACCTGAGACGTCACGGCTACTCCGTTACTGCGTACCGCTGCCGGTCTGAGCGCCGCGCCCGGTCTGCGCTCGCGACCCACCCCGAACCGTCTGGCCGGTCGTCGTCGCATTCGACTGGCCTTCGGCGTTTCCCTCGGAATCCGTAACCGGGCCGTCGTAGGGTTCCATCCACTTGCCGCGCGGACCATCGAACTCGAATACCTCGCCCGGCTCGATCATGCGATTGACCGGCCGGTCGTCGGGGGCATCGGCACGCTTGGTAGCGCGCGTTTTGGCGGGGATCTGGCCCCGCTCCAGTGCGATGTATCGGGCCATGGCTTACACCGTGTAGCCGGACTTGTACGCCTGCTTGGTCTGCGCGTCCTTGACCAGGAAGGCCGAGAACTGACCAGCCGTCAGCGGACCAGTGCCGACCGTGTAGCGCAAGCCCAAGTAGCGCTTGTAGTCGGCGCTGGGCAGGCGGACACGGACAAGCTCCTTGCCCTGGGTCATGTCGGCCAGGGCGAAGGCGGCCGTGGTGAAGTGCACCGTGGGCGAGGTCATGCCGGCCGCATCGCTGGATTCAAGCGTGATGGTGACGGTGGCCGCACCACCCGCAGTAGCGGCCTGATCCACCTGCACCACCAAGTACACCGGTTCGCCCGCGCCGATATCGATCAGCGAGTTCTTGGCTGCGGGGTTGTGGTCAATGACGTTGGTCGAGATCGCGGTGGCGGTGACCGCCTGGCTATCCGAGAACTCGTTCGTTTTGTCGAGAATCATGTTGCTCTCCGTGAAGGCTGAAGCGGGCGCCGCGTGGGCGCCCTGCTCGATTACGAGACGACGGCCTCGGTGTTCAGCAGTTGATCGGCCAGGCGGATCGGGATCCCCAGGAAGTTGGTTTCAAACTGCCCAGCCGCCTCGCGGATCGACAGCGCCGCGTTCGACTTGTTCAGCGCCATCACTTCCAGCGCAGACTTGATCGTGCGGTTCACGTAGAACACCGGGCGAACCGCGCCTTGCAGCGTCGGCAACTTGTTCTTGGCCTGGATCATCAGCTCGATCAGCTTCTGGTTGGCCATCGTGCCGGAGCCAGCTGTGGCGTCGGACACGTCCAGGTTCGCGATGCGCGAGATGTAGCGCCAGTCCTTGACCACCAGGCCGCACTTCCACTCGAACAGGTCGGCGTAGGCGCGGTAGCGGTTCTGGCTGGAATCGAACGCATCAACTTCGCCCAGGTCGCGGTGGCTCAGGCCCGCCTTGGAGTTGCGCGGATAGATGCCAAAGGCCGAATTGCGGCCCCAGCCCACCAGCCACACGGACGTGTTGTCGCTGCCGCTGCCGCCGGCGCTGATGACGTTCTGCGCGCTGTTGGCGCCCGAGAGTTGGTTGTAGCGAGGTTGCAGGCCGTAGAAGCGCTCGGGCGTGAGTGCCGTGTCGCCGTAGAACAGCGTGGTGGCGAAGTCCTGGCCCATCTTCTCGATGAAAGCATTGGCTTCGTCCAAGCGGAACGCTGCCGGGTCGGTAGCCATCTTGACCGAATCCACGTCCGGCTCGCTGCGCGCGGTCAGCATGCCGCAGGAGTCATCGACCTGCGCGGTCGTGGACTTCGACACCGGAACGCCGCCATACAGCTTGCGCCAGGTGGTTTCGGGCAGGCCGGTACGAATGGTCGTGCGGTTGCCCGTGGGCAGGTTGCCCTCAATCCAGGGAATATCCTGGACGATTTCGTTGGTCTGCGAGAGCAACTCGGCCACATCGGCGGTGGAACCGTCCGGGTCGAGTCGCTTCGCAATATCGATAATGCTCAGCGATTTGTTGCCGATGGTGGCCATCGAAACTCTCCTTGTTTACTTGCCTTGATGCATGCTCGGGAACATCCGAGCAGCCCGTGCAGCGTGTTCATCACCCGCCGGCGAGGTGCTGCCCCCTTCGCCACCGGGATTGAGCGTCGATTCGCTCATGCTCTTGCCGATGGCCTGGAACACGCGGATCGTCTGCGCATCGCCCATGGAACCGGCCATCTTTTCAACCACCTCGGCCGGTACGCCAAAGGTCCGCATCGCTTTGCGGCCCAGTTCGACGTTCTGGTCGTACTGCTGGCCCCACTCGCCGCGCAGCTCGGCTACGGCTCGCTCGCCTGCCTGCTGCTGCGCGACCTGTTCGGCCTTCATCTGCTCGGCCTGGAAGGCATTCCACTGTGCCGCCAGCTTCTGGCCTGCGGCGACGGGGATGCCCGCCTCCTTCATCCACTGCGCGGCCTGGCTGGCAAACTTGCCATCATCACCCTCCGGAGCGGGCAACTTGTAGGCCGCCACATCATCGGGTACCGCGTGGCTGGTTTCGAGATCCCGGAGCGCCTTGGCGGCTTCGCCGGCATCCTTGAAACCCTTGCTTTCCACGTACTGGCGCAGGTCCGCGTCGCCGATAGATTGGTGCCAGGGCTGCGTAGAGTTCTGCGTTTGTGCGGGCGGCGTGGTGGTTGCGGCAGCGGCTGCGGCGTCACCGCACTGACCAGTGCCGGCGCCAGCGGCGGCGCCATCTGCCGCACCCGTAGCGGCTTCGTCCATCATTCGGTAGTGCTTACGTAAGTTCATTCGTGCGCTCCTGGAGTTGTGCGATCTGCTCTTCGGTGAGATTGAGGTAGTAGGACAGGCGGTTGAATACTTCTCGGCGGCCCTCGGCCACGCAGGTAGCGTGCGTATCGACCACGCGGCTGACCGGGGAGACGACGACGCTTGACTGGTTCACGCGGCAAAAGCGCTCCAAGTCCTGCATCACCACGCGACGCGCGGTGTCCTGGCTCATGCCGCGCTCGCCCATGAAGGCGACTCGGTAGGCCTTGCGCAGGCGGAACATGCGCTGAATCTTGTCGGTGAAATGGCTCATATCGTGGCGTTCTGTGCGTTGGCGGCGGCGGCGGTCATGTCTTTGGCCGTGGCGGCGGCGATAGGCGCGGCTTGCAGCAACTCGGCTGCCTGGGCCTGTTGCTGCTGCGCGGCGATATCCGCCTCGGTCTGGTCTTCGGTGTTGAGGTACTTGGTTGGCACACTCAGGCTGTCGGCCAGGCCACGCGCAATCTCCACGGCATTCGGAACAGCCTGGACACGCGGATCGATCTGGGCCAGCGGGGCAATGGCGCCAAGCCACTGGAGCGTGGCGCTCGCCTCGCCCGAACGCATGGCGCGGTTGAGTGGGCTGTCGTACTCGATCTCGACATCCGCGCCAGCTTCTCGCAGCTCGTCGGGCATCGGCGGCAGCAGGCCGTAGTTCATCGCGATATCCAGTTCGCGCTCGGTCAGAGGCCCCAGCGTTTCGGACTGGACGCGGCCCATGGTCGGGGCAAGCAAAATGCCCTTCTCCTGGGCGCGCTCGAGAACTTCGGTGGCGGTCATCGCCGGGGTGTCCACCATGATCTGAAACAACGTCACGTAGAAGCCAAGGTTCACCGCCTCGCGTTTCTGGTTGGCGTACTCGATGCCCAGCGGGACGTTGTTGCCCAACTGCAAGGGCTGCACCATCTGCTGCCCCTGCTCGTTCAGGCCGCCGTAGTTCAGCGCGCCAGAGCGCAGGTCAAAGCCTTCCAGCACCCCGTCTTCAGGCAGCAGCAAGGGCGGATCAACGAGCTTTTGGGCGCCACGGATGTTCGTGCGCTCCATCTCGTTGAGCATGTTGATATCGGGCAGCGACTCCATGGCCGGCGAGTACGCATAGGGCGAGTCGTCGGTGCTGTAGAACCGGCCCACGGCCAGCGGGAACGTGCGGAATCCGCCATGCTCGACAATCACATCACCCTGGCGGCAGATCCAGACCGACTGGTAGCGCATGTTCCGGCTGTCGCGCTTGGTCGGGTCACGCTGGTCGCGCGGCTGGATGCAATGCAGGAAGTCAAAGCACTGCTCGTAGTTGTTGCGGTCCAGGGCGTTCTTGACGGTATCGGGCAGCGCGTTGCGGCCCCAGCGCTGAGCAGCCTGGCGCGCGGTCAGCTTCCAGACCATGTGCGCCTTGTCGACCAGACCGTCTGCGCCCTCGGAGAAATACAGCTGGGACAGGCGAATGTTCCGATAGCGCACCGGCTGCATGGGGTTGCCGGTGTCCTCGATCATCAGGCCAGAAGACCCAAACGCGCCCTGTCCAACGTAGAACTCGCCCATCTGCGTGGTAAAGCCCGCGCGCCAGCGGTAGCGCATGGAGAACTGCACGTCGGTGACGGCCTCCAGATACGCCTTCACGTTGTCGTTGTCTCGTAGCGCGAGGTTCGACGTGGTGAGCCGCTGGTACTTCTGCGTCCGGGGCGTAATCATCGAATCGAACGCCGCGGCGAAGTGGCGCAGGGCCATGCTCGCGGTCGAGTCAAAAATGTTCTGCGTGCGCTTCTGGCCGGGCAACTCGTGCCCGCTGTTGAACTTGCGAAAGCGCGGCAGAACGCGCTCGATGATCTCGTTCCACTGCTCCTCAAACGACGTGCGGTCGTTCTTGAACTTGGCATGGTCGGCCAGGATCTGGCGGACGAGTTCGATATCGCTGTTGTCCGCCACTTACTGCCCCAGCAGCGTCTTAGTCGCAACCGAGCCAGGAGCCACCGTTGCGGTGTCGCCAGCCAGGACGGTAGACGCCGTGCCGCGCCGTTTGCGCAGGCGTTCAGCTTCGGTGGCGCCAGCCGTAGCAGCGTCAGCCGCTGCCGGAGGATCGGGCGGCTTGACAGGCTCGGGAGGCGTAGGTGCCTTGGGCTTCAATAGGCCGGTCATAGATTGGACCTCGAAAATGACAGCCCAATCTATGGCGCGGCATGTGTAGAGTTCTGCGTTTTAGTCGGTTGTAGCCCTGGTCGGTCGATTCCCCCGCGACGAAGCCTTGACGACGGGGAAGGCGAACGACAGCACCAGAGCATCTGCCCTGTTGGGCGACGGCAGCCCACGCGCCTTCATGTCCTTCTTGCTTTCGAGTTGGATCTTGCCGTCCAGGCGGGCTACGGTTTCAGGGCCGATCAGGTCGTCAACAAGCACTTGATCGTCCGGGATAGCGCCGCCCTCCTTCAGCCAGTCGCGTGCGAGCTTCCACATTTCGGCGCGCTTGTTCAAGCAGCCAGGATCCGAAGACTCCCCAGAGAACCAAACGACAAGCCAGCGCTTACGGCCCATGGTCTTGCCGGCGGACAGGATGCCCGTGCCGTACCCACCATCGATGAACACGGCATCGGCGCGGTACTCGTCCTCCAAGTTGGCCAGGATGTTGGCGATCTCGATATCGTTGTCGTTCTTGGCGATGGTGCGCAGCACCTTGAAGTGCAGGCCCTGCCGCATGCCGATGACCAGCTCATCGTCCCCCTCCCACGCAGGGTCTAGTGTCAGGATGACAGGGGCGAAGTTGTATTGCTCAGGTCGCAGGTGGCGCCCGCGCGCGGCTTCCACGTCCGTTGTGCTGATGAACTGCTTGGCAGAAGCCGAAGGAAACTGACCCCGGATACGAACCTTGACGATATCGCTGTCTTCGCCGTGGGCCTGAACCATCTCGTCCAGGTATGCCTTGTTCGTGCCCTCGACCGTGCGGCTGTCGATCTGGAACGTCTTCCACAGATGGCGGAACTTGCGGAAGCATTCGCGGAACCGGCCGGTGTTACGGGTTGGGTTCCCGAACGCCAGCCAGATGATTTCGGTGTTTTCATCGGTCAGTGCACCTTCGGACACCTCCCACACCTTGTCTGCGATGCTCGACGCCTCGTCAAAGACCAGCACGATTCTCTTGCCCTTGTTGTGCAGGCCGGCAAACGCCTCGGTGTTGTTCTCGCTCCAGGGCGTGGCGTCCGCGCGCCACGACTTCTCGCGGCCTGGCTCGGCGCTGTACATGGACATGGCCGGCACCGCCCACCAATCCCGGTTGCGCGCCAGGCGTGCCCACTTGCTCACCTCGGGCCAGGTCTTGGTTCGTAGCTGAGTCTCCGTGTTCGCAGTCACCACCACCCGGCAGTCGTCGCAAGTCGACATGGCCCAGTTCAGGATCATGCCGACCTGGCCGGACTTACCAATACCGTGCCCAGACGCGACCGCGATTCGCAGCGGCTGGAATCGCGTCTCTGGGTTGCTCAGGTGCGCCCCAATTGTGCGCTGCACCTCAGCCTGCCAAGCGCGCGGGCCGGTGTGGTCGACCAGCTCACCCTCGCCCCAAGCGAACATATCGCAGGCGAATCCGTAGGGGTCGTGTTCGTACTCGGCAATGGCCGCAACGTCTTCAGCCCTCACCAGCGCTGCCTCCCTGCTGACGCTTGGCCTTCGCCTCTCGCAGGGCGTCCGCAATGCTCACCGCCCCGCTGTGCTCGATCTGCTGCTTGTCGCCGTACTTCTTGGGCGCAAGCTTCGATGCGTACCACTTGCGAGCATCAACCTGAAGTCGTCGGTGCTCGATCATGTCACCCTCAGTGACCTCTTCGTCTCCGTCTGCGTCGATCTTGGTCTTTCGGCCAATCTGCGGCGTGTCGGCAATGCGCAAGATCTCGTCAGCCAGCACATCGGCCTGCACCTCACGTGCGCGCGCGTATCTGTCCCTAAAATCGTCGTTCCCAGGTGCTGCGAGCCAGCGATACACGGTGGATTTGCCCGGCATGTCATCAGCCTGGCAGATTGTGACGAGCCCCTCTCCCTCCATAATCCGTCCCAGGATTTTCTCGGCAATCTCTTCGGTGTAGCTACAGGGTCGCCCCAGCTTCTTAGGCATACAGGTCTCCTTCATTTGCAGGTGCAGCGGGCATAGGCCGGGCCACGGTGTGGCGCATTGCGATAGGCTGGCGGGGAGCGTCTTCGCGGCATTTCCCTGTTTTCCGCACCCAAAGGCTAATGAGCAGTTCGCCGCGCCAGTGAGTAGGAGCGCTGGTGCCGCCCATGTACTGGCGGATCATCCCCTCGGTGATGCGGCCACCGAGTGCGCGGGATATTGCGTGGTGGTCCAGCCCCGCCCGCTTCAAATCAAACACGAGTTCGGACCAGTCGAAATCCATAACGGCTGTCATCGTCCAATCTCCACAAGTACGAAGCCTTTCTTGTCTGCGTCCAGTGCGCCGTCCAGCGTGATAGGCCTGAACTGGCTGTCATCAATGCCCAGCGCCGCAGCAATACCATCCAGGCGCGGCTTCTCAGCCGACAGCAGGCCGTCCAGGTCGCGGCGCACCTTGTTAGGCGCGACCCAGGTAATCGACACTGGCACCTGGCCGGCGGGCGCCAGACTGTTCCGGCCCAGCGCCTCCTTGGCGGCGTAAAACGCAGACTCGCGCGCGCGCACCTTTGCGGCGTGGGTAGAACCCCAATGCTTCCCACCCTTGCGGTTTGCCATCAGGCTGGTGTCGGGCCAAGGCAGGCGGATGGTCAGTCGGTCCAATGTCATCTCAGTCCCTCAGTTGGCTGTACTTCGGTTTGGGTTTGAACTGCACGGCGTTGCGTGCTTCGGTCACGGCTTGAATGTCGGCGTCCAGGAAGCGGGAGTGCTGCCCCTGGAACGTCAGGAAGACTTCCCCCAGCGGGCCCATGCGCTGCTTGCGGATAAGGATCTCGGCCAGGCCCTTGAATGGGCTGTCTTCGTTGTAGTACTCGTCCCGGTACACCATCAGGATCACGTCGGCGTCCTGCTCGATGGCGCCGGATTCGCGCAGGTCGCTCATCAGCGGGCGTTTATTTGGGCGCTCTTCGACCTTGCGGGACAGTTGGGACAGCAGGATCACCGGGCATCCGAGTTCCCTCGCCATCAGCTTCAGCGCGCGCGTGATGCCGCCCAGGTCCTCGTTCCGGCTGTTCCCCTCGCCCTGCATAAGCTGCAGGTAGTCGATGACGATCAGATCCAGGCGCCCCTGGCGCTGCTTGACCTTGCGGGCGGCGAGCCGGACTCGGGCGACGTTGGCCAGTCCCGGATCGTCCGCAATGATCAGGCGCTGGCTTTCCAGCTTCTGGATGGCATGCGTCAGTCGCGGCCAGTCGTTGTTCTCCAGGCGGCCCGTGCGCAGACGCTGGGTGTCGATCACTCCGTACCGCGCAATCGTCCGCTCCACCAACTGCGCCGCCGCCATTTCGAGGCTGATCACCAGTGCCACGCCCTCTTCTTCCGTGACGTTCTCCGCAAAGTTGATCGCAAGCGTCGTCTTGCCCATAGACGGGCGGCCGGCCACGATGATCAGGTCGCCATCCTGGAAGCCGCTCGTCTTCTGATCCAAGTCCGTGAACCCGCTGGCAAGTCCAGAAATGCCGCCGGCGCGCTCTCCCCGCGCCTCCAGGGATTCGATAACCTCGCGCAGCAGGAAGCCAACCTCGACCGGATCGCGCCCAGCTTGGCGCGTGTCGGCTAGTGCCATGGCGAGGCCGGTAGCCTGTTCGATCAGCATTGACGAGTCGCCGGCCTCATTGGCAGCCAGTTCCGCGATATCGTCGCCCAGCATCAGTACGTCGCGGCGGACACGATGGGCGCGGACGATCTCGCCATAGCTGCGCACGTTGGCGCTGCTTGGCACGTTGCTGGCGATAGCGTTCAGGTACGCCAGGCCGCCGGCCGCTTCATCACGCCCCTGGACTTGCAGCGCGTCGTGAACGGTCAGGACGTCGGCCGGCTTGCTGCTGTTCAGCAGTCGCACGGTGGCTTCGAAGATCAGCCGATGATCGTGTCGGTAGAAGTCATCCGCGTTCAGTAGGTCACCGAGGCGATCCCAGGCGCGGTTGTCTTGCAACAGGCCGCCCAGAACGCCCTGCTCCGCTTCGACGGAATGCGGAGGTACACGCACTGCTTCGGCGCTCATGCTGCCTCCTTGTGCGCGTGCAGGCGCTGAGCTTGGACACCCTGGGTCGTCAGCGAGTACGTGCCGTTGGCTGCATCGGCGTACCAGAGCCGGTAGTAGCCCTTGGTCACGTAGTTCAGGAAGTGCTTGCGCCAGTCAGCCTGCAAGCGGCGCTCGTTGGCGCCTTCAGGCGAGTGCTCAGCCTTGAACACGTCCCAGGCAAGCTGCACGAATTCCATCGGCAAGCCAACACCGTCCACGTACTTGCGCAGAGGCTCGTAGCCGCTGATGGCCGTCTCGCCGGCCTGTCGGCAACGTTCGAGAAAGGTTTTCAGCGAGCAGCGCTCTTTGGGTTCCCGCTTGGGTTTTTCAGCCGAAGGCTCGTCGGGCTCTTCACCCCCCTGCGAAGGGGGGTTAGGGGGGTCTTTATCCTCTTCCCTTCCCTTCCCTTCCTTTCCGTCAATGAGCACTCCGTGAGTGTTCATTGATTCATCGTTGAGCGGTGGTTGAGGAATACCGGATTTCGACGGGCGGTTGATCACCTGGTGCTTCTTGAACCCCTTGATATGCATGAAGAATTCGCCGTTCACCGAGTACTCAATGAGCATTCCGTGAGACATCAATTCCTGAATCAAGGGTTCGCAATCCAGCGAGTCCGCAGGGAACACCTGCATCTTCACCTTCTTAGCGGAGCGCTGAAGATTGCCGTTGTCATCGGCAAAATTCCAGATGCCAATGAACAGTAAGCGAGCACTCATGGAGCACTCAGTGATCTTTTCGTCCGTCCAAAAATCAGGCTTGATCGTTCTGATCCGTGCCATTAGAATTTCTCCATCAAGGTAGTACCTGGGCCGCTCGTCACAGCGGCCTTTTCTATTTCGTCGTCACCCTTCACCAAGCGGCGTAGCGGCTCCACGGCGCGCTGGTAGTGCATCTCCACTTCTGCCGGCCACTTTCCCAACTGCATGAGCGCCGCGCGGGTTGCATCCGCGTATTCCCACTCACGCTTCCAGCGCTCAGCGCGCGGAATGCCGCCCTGGTCATGCTGGCGATGAAGCTCAGGGTTCAGCGGGAAGCACAGGCTGTCGCACGCCTTCAGTGCGCCGCCCTTCCCCAAGTTCACATGGCACGCCTGCGCCGGCTTGCCGGTCACCAAGCAACCCAGCGCAGCCACGTTGCGGCGGTGCCGCTCACTGCGGAGCAAGGTAGGCAACTTGTGGCCTGGCGGGCGATAGAAGCCCATGACGATCTCCACCTTGCGGCCCAGCCCTTCGCTACGGGCGGCCTTGGCGCGCTTCATGGGCGTCTTGCGCTGAAGAGTGGAGTTGCGAATCACGCATCTCTCCCAAGGCTGGTACGGGACCAGTCAACGCCCTTCTCATTGCCAAAGGCGTAGGCCAATTCGATGAGCTCCGTCATCTGGCGCACGTTCATCTTGCTGGTGCGTTGCCCCAGAAGAACCATGCCGCCGTCAATGCCCATCGCCATCCGAGTTTCGCGGCGCAGGCCAGCGGTCAGGATGTCTTTGACTTCTTCGGGCTCAACCTTGACCAGTGCGCCGTTGACGATGAATTCAACCTGCCGGCTGATGTCGGTCAGGATCGACCACATCATGTCGTTCTGCGCCAGCGTGCGAGTGCGAGGCTTAATCTCCACCCGGTAGCCTTCCGGCGCGTTGGAGCAAGCGTATGCAGCGTTGCGCCGTGCCAACGGGTGCGACAAGACGAACACTTGCTTGTCCATCAGCTCTTCCTTTTCCAGGTCTCTTGCCGCGCCTGCAAGTACTTGAAAGCCAGGCTTTCAATCGCTTGCTGCTCGCGCTGGTCGACAACGACGGCGTCGCTGGGCGCCAACTGAAAATCAATGGCTGCCAGAAGCTGGCAGACCTTTTCCAGATCCTCTTTCACCCGGCTCACGGTGCTCGCCGAAGTGCCCATGAAATCGGCTGCACGCTCCTGCGTCACATCTGCAAGGCGCTGCAAAATCTCGCTCTGAATTCGTGCAGCGATCTTTCGTGTGCTTTCAACGTCGTGGGGAGAAACTGCTTGGGTGCTCATCAAGTACTTCCTTATGAACAAAGAACGAGAGTGGATTCATGTCTGAAACCGAAAAGCTGCTGAAGAACGCCGCGGACGTGGCCAAACGAACCTTCATTGACCCGTCTGAAGCGGCGGTGCTGGAAATCTTTAAGGAGCTGTGCGCCGAGCGTGACCGCATGGCGTGGGCGACCGACGGCCGCGAATCGGCGACGGTGCATTGATGTCATGCCGCCCTCGCCTCTTCGGCGGTCACTGCTGCGGCATCGGCGGCAGCAACGGCGCGGCGCAAGCCGCGGATACCCAGGCACGCGCCAAGACGAGTCAGCGTCGTGTAGCCGGGGTTCGGTATCTGGCCCCGCACAAACTTGGAGATCCATGAATGTGAGACGCCGGACGAGGCGGCGATGGCGGGCCATTCACCCCGACGGGCGAGTAGCCGGCTCCGAATATCTTGGTCGAGTGGTGTGTTCATAAGCGCACATTAGCAACGTTTTGCTATTCGATCAAGCAACACTTTGCTAGCAAGAAATTGCACACTCCGCGCATGAGCAAGCCATCCTTAAACGACATCCTCGCCACAAACCTCGCACGACTTATGGAGAAAGCCGGCCATAAGCAGGCGTCGCTTGCGAAATTGTCGGGGATCGGTCAGACCACAATCAGCCTGTACCTGAACCCAGGCAGGCGGCAGCCGAGTAAGAGCGGGAAAGTGCCTTCCGCGAAATTCGGGGAGGTCGAGACGCTGGCCGAAGTCCTTGGGGTTGAGCCGTGGGACCTTTTGCGTCCTCACGACGCCCATCCAGTCGTGGCACCGCTTAGGCCTGCCGCGCCCCTGCGAGCACACAAGCCGGGCGACCTGGTCGACATGGATCACGCTGACGACGCCTTCCCCATGCGGATCCCCGGGTTGCCGGCTCCGTGGGAAGGCGGACGCACGACGCATCAAGCGGAGCGCGAGCCCAAGCTTCGGATCAGCACGCAGGAAGGCGTGGTGGCCAATGTAGGACCAGGCGAGCCGCACGCCGCAAACGACAAGTTCGAGAAGGTTCCGGAACTATCGGATGTTCGCTTGGCGGCGGGCGATGGAATCGAGAACGACGACGAGACTCAAACCGGCGTGATCCAGTTCCGTAGATCGTTCCTACGGTCTGTGGGCGCCGACGCCGGAAAGGCTCGCGTGGTGTATGCAAAAGGTGACAGTATGGAACCCGTCATCAAGGATGGCGCCGCCCTGCTCGTTGTCCCGAACGAAGACCTGACGCTGCGCGACGTGGCCGGCGGCGGCGTCTATGCCATCAACTATGACGGCAAGATGATCGTGAAGACAGTGGCCAAGGACAAGCTCACCGGGCGCTGGGTCGCGCGCTCGTTCAACCCAGCCTACGCTGATATCCCGCTGGAGAATGGGCACCCCGTGCGAGTGCTAGGACAGGTCGTATGGGCTGGTGCCAAGCTGCGGGATGATGAGGCCGGACAGTGGGTGCGTTCATGACGAACGGTAGTGGTATCTAAGTTAAGCCGCCATGTCGCGGCACTCCACTTTTGAGGTAACGAGATGAGAATGTCATTGCTGTTTGTCGCCGCTATTGTTACTGGGTGCGCCAGCTCAGGGTCAAAGATAGACCAAGCAAAGGTGGAGGCCATCCAGCCGGGTGTCACCACCTACAACGACATGGTCCGTGATTTTGGCTCTCCTTTGAGTCAAGCGTTCAACCAAGACGGGCTTCTCACCGCCCAATGGTTCTACTTCTACACGGCGGCATTCGGTATGAGCCAGGAGCAACAACACTTGACGGTGCTGTTCAACAAGGACAAGACCGTCAAGGACCTCGTCAGTTCGGCTGGCGGTGGCACCGGCGCTCGGCTTGGCAGATAGGCAATCCACTTGAGCACTAATGCGACAGGAAGTTGTGTTTGGTCGTGACCATTTCGCGTCCAGCGGATGGCGTCAGATGCGAGGATGCAACACCCACTTAGACGGTTTCCGAGACTAAAAGGCTGGGCCTCGGGTGGCTGGAGCCTCATCGGAATTTTTTGGCGCAACAAGCGCAATAGACAGGAGAAGAAGTTGGCCGGCGAAGTTGCAGTTATTAATACCCACGAAGAAGCAATCGAACTCCTCCAACGCTTGCTCGACAAGGACACGCCGGATCAAGAGTTGCCAGATGACATCCTGCTGGAAGGCGATCTAGCCGCCATGCTCATCGAGATTGAAGGAGAGAATTATCACTCTTCAATCACAGGGACTCTGTCTCGTGGCCTTTGGGAGATGCAGCAAGAGATTTACCGCGCAGTGGCCCTTACCCTGCATGGCGTTTCTAGCATCAAAAAGCTCACCAAAGAGGAACTGCAAGACTACAATCTCGTCATCGATGTCGAAGACGGCTGCTCCAAACTGATTGCAGACATCAAAGATGTTCTGGGGCATCTTAAAGACGGCATAAATTCCATGGAAAGCAGGCACAGACTTATCCTCTACGTTTCAGCGACGCTCGTCCTGACAGCAGGCATAGGCCTGACACTGGTCAAGCTTGCCGATATAGACGCGGAGAAGGCGGTGAGGTTGGCTCAGGCCCAGACCGCGCAGTTGGAAGTCGTCCGCAAAGCGGCCCATCAGGTCCCTGTGATTGAACGGTGGGTTGAGGCCGGAGAACAAAGCGCAAGATCGATTGCGAAGAGTGTGCCTGACGCTGAGTCAGTTTCCATCGGCAAAGAAAGCTTGGACAAACACGAAATCGCCGAAGTTAATCAGCGCGCGGCGCGGGAAGTCTCTGACGTCTTTATCATGACCGGCTACTTCCGAGTCACTAGCACTACCGAGCCGACTGCCGATGGAGTCGTACGGGTTGGACTCGCTGGCAGCGGTGAAGAGTTCATGGCGTACATGAACCTGAAAGACGTAGAGCGGCCTATCGCAGACGAAGACTCGAATGCCGTTTTTCTGGCCCCGAAACACGGCACTAAGCTCTACATGACGGTCCGAATTAAACGCGCCAGCGACGGAATTCGAGAGGCCTTTATTTTGGCTCTTCCGAAAGACCCCGAAGTGAAACCCAATGCCTAACACCGAGCCACCTCCGGGTGGCTTTTTTATTGCAGCGGCTTCCAGCGTGGATCCGGGCCACCGCGCACACAGGAGTCGTAGACCGCCTTGTACACGCCCATGGGCGGCGCGATCACACTGACGCCACCGAAATAGACGTTGTTGACGACAGCCTTCAACTCAGCGTCAGAGAACGTGAAGGACTTGTCAGCTTTCAATTGCGCAAGCGTCTGATCCGGATACAGCCCCACATTCCTGGATCCGGCGGCAACTTGATGCGCCGACGCCAGTCCGATGCACTGCCGATTTTGTGCCGCCGTAATGCCCGACGCATAAACGAGCGCGGGCCATGCGTTCATGAGCATTAGCCCGTATGCCCCGCACATCATCGCCGACCTTCCCATTGCACTCTCCTTTTAAGCCCTGATCGTACTCGGGAACTATCGGCGCATTTCCGCCTAGCAAAGTTTTGCTTGACGCGACTAGCAAAGTATTGCTATTGTTCATCCATGCGCTGCAAACACGGCGCCGCAACAAGCCCTCGGCCTCGTATCCCAGCGAGAGGACGTTACCGCCACAAAGTCGGGTGGGCATGGGAAGCAGGACAAGCAGGACAGCAGTACCGCTCTTTAACAAACCGCAAGAGATAAACAGGTCGATGGCGCACAAGCGCGGATAGGCCCAGGGCTCAACCTCCCACCCCCTGAATGAAGAGTGATAGCCGAAAGGCTGACGGGAGCTACCAGGATCACCGCAACCGCGTGAGCGGCTCGGGCAATGACCTGGTTGAAGAGGCAGCGCACCACTTGGAGCCGCGATGAGCGGGAGTCGCCAGGCGGTGCGCTGCACCAGATTTCATCTGAAGCCCCATTCACCGAGTGCTGGGCTTTTCATGGACTAGGAGAAAACTCAATGAGCAAAGCATTCGTGGTTGGCCAGTACGCCGAAGGTCAAGGCGGAATTTACATTGGCCAGACGGCGCAAGGCCGCCACCTGTTCGCCGCCGCTTCCCTGCTGGATGGCGATTTCGAATTCGGCGGCTACGGGGATGGCCTGGAAGGCTATTCCGACATCGACGGCGCCGAGAACACTCGCAAGTTGCTGGAACGCAGCCAGCACAGCGCCGCTCTGGCTGCATCCGAATACTCGGCTGACGGCCACAAGGATTTCTACCTGCCGTCCCATCGCGAACTCTTGCAGATCGTGGCAGTGGAAGGATTCAACGAAGACGCCGGCTATGTGTGGACCTCGACGCCCTACGGCTCCTACACCGCCTGGGCGGTGGATTTCGAGGACGGCAACGTCGACGACTGGCGCCGCACCAACGAGTTCCGGGTTCGTCCCGTCCGCAGCATCATCGCTTGATCAATTGATCCCTTTGCCCCGGCTTGCCGGGGCGTTCTTTCCGGCTGCTCAGGCCGGCGCATCCCAATCCCCCCACTGCCTACGTCAGCCTCCCCCGAGGCTGGGGGTGCGCCGACCTGAGCCAGCTTACGCAGACCTCCCGCACCAGTTCAAGCAAGTCGCCTACAGCAATCCCGGGCCCGGGAGCGTGAACGGTGATGCGCCGTGACTGGATGGCCGGAGGGCTGCACTTTTCACACGGAGACTGACCATGGGCAACCGACCCAGATTCACCTTCGACCCGCCTGATCAGATTTACGCGGCAAAGCGCGCAGAGGTCGCCCGGGCAATCGAGGCGGATCTGTTGGCACACCACACGGCGGTCACCGAAGCGTTCGAGCAGGAATTTCCCGATCCGGACGCGCAGATGCTGGCGTTCATCGTCGGTGATGCAGATCGGCCCGAGAAGATTCTTGAGTTGGCAGCCTCGGGCATCTTTGGGCCTGGATGCCGCTACCAGATGGCGAAAGCAATCGAACGACTTTCGAAAGACACGGCCCTGGAATACGTCCGGGGGTATTGGCCCTCCTGGAGCCCCGCATGAAACGCCTCCTGAACTTCCTAAAAATCCACGGCCTCACGATTCTTTTCGGGGCCGTTTTTCTTACCGCAACCTGCGTACTCAGGCCGACGCTGGACAAGTACGAAGAACAGCGAATTGCCAAAGAAGCCGGCACCAAATACGCAGCCAAGGACTGACATGACCGAGACGACCGAACTTGCGGAACTGCCGCCCCAGGAAACTGCGCTGGAGGTTTACTCCAAGCCCAATGGCCTTGATCCCTGGCTGGACAGAATCCGCGCCGAGGTTTCTGGCCACGTACCGGATCTGACGACCAAGAAAGGCCGCGACGCGATCGCCAGCCTTGCCTACAAGGTCCGCAAGGCGAAGACTGCCCTGGACGACTTGGGGAAGGAGCAGGTTGACCGCTTGAAGGAGATCCCCAAGAAGATCGACGCCGAGCGGAAGCGCATGCGGGAAACGCTGGATGCTTTGGCTGATGAGGTTCGCCGTCCGCTGACTGAGTGGCAGCAGGCCGAAGAAGACCGCGTACAGCGTCACAAGGATGCAGTCGAGGGCATTGCGTCTCTGGTCGTCAACTGCAATGAATCTGCGGAATCGCTGCGCACCGCCCTCGCCGCCGTGGAAGCCATCGCCATCGGACCCGAGTGGGAAGAATTCGAAGCGGAAGCCGCCCGAGCCAAGGATAAGGCACTGTCCGGCCTTCGCGACCGTTTGGTGGCCCGCGAGAAGTACGACGCCGAGCAGGCCGAACTGGCCCGCTTGCGTGCCGAGGTAGCTGCCCGCGAGCAGAAAGAGCACGAAGAGCGCATTGCCCGCGAAGCCGCCGAGCAAGCACAGCGCGAAGCCGACGCCCGCGCCCAAGCCGAACGCGAAGCGGTGATCCGGCGCGAGCAGGAAGCCAAAGCCGCAGCTGAACGCCGCGAACTTGAACTTAAGCTGCAAGCCGAGCAGGCAGAGAAAGCAGCGGCCCAGGCCAAGGCGGACAAGATCGCCGCCGAGCAGCGCGCCGAACAAGACCGCCTCGCCGCCATTGAACGCGAAAAGCAAGCCGTCGAGGCCGCGCGCCAGGCAGAAATCAAGCGCCAGGCCGACGCGAAGGCTGCGGAAGAAGCCGAGGCCGCCCGCCGTGAAGCCGACAAGGCCCACAAGGGCAAGGTCAACAGCGCTGCGCTGGCTGCTTTCGCTGCCGGAGGCCTTCCCGAAGAGTGCGCCAAGTTGGCCGTCACCCTGATCGCCAAGGGGAAGATCCCCGCAATCAAGATTTCATACTGAGGACGCCATGAACGAAGTTCTAGACGCACCGGCCCGCGCAGTGGCCGCGCAACCGGATCTTGCAGCCGGCCAAGTCGCTGTTCTGGCCGCCAACTCACCCATGGGCATGATGATGGCGGCGGTAAAGCAAGGCATCCCGCTGGACCAGATCAAGGAAATGATGGCGATTCAACGGGAATGGGAAGCCGATGAGGCCCGCAAGGCCTTCAACGAAGCCTTCGCCGCCTTCAAGGCGGAAGCGGTGGAAGTGATCAAGCGGAAGCAGGTCGACTTCGCCACCCAGAAGGGCCGCACTCAGTACAAGCACGCCGAGCTGTCCGATGTGGTCGAGGCGGTCGGCCCCGCCCTGTCTCGGCACGGCTTTTCGTGGAGTTGGACGCCTGAGCAAAAGAACGGGCGCATCTTCATAACCTGCACCCTGCTACACCGCCTAGGCCACGAGAAGTCGGTAACCCTGGACGCTCCGGCCGACGACAGCGGCGGCAAGAACACTATCCAGGCCATTGTTTCCACAACCACATACCTGGAGCGCCACACGCTCAAGGCTGTCTGCGGGATCTCCGAGAAGGGGGATGACAACGACGGGAACGGCGCCGACGACGCTGCAGACGAGATTCGAGATTCCTGGATCAGCAAGATCGCACAGGCCGACTCTATGGACCAAGCGGTGAAGATCTGGGAAGACGGCTGTGAAGCCATCCAAAAGACCAACAACCTCGCTGCGTTCGCTACCTTCAAGAAGGCCTACGCGGACAAGCGCGCCATGCTCAAGCAAGGAGAAGCCTGATGAACCTGATCACCCAAACGGCCCCGCAGGGTTCCCCGGAATGGTTGGAAGCGCGGCGCGGCGTCATCACCGGCAGCCGGTTCAAAGACTGCCGCGACAAGCTCAAGAGCGGCGCGCCCTCGAAGAAGTGCATGGACTACGCGATGGACGTGGCCCGCGAACGCCTGGGCGGCAATGCGGCCGACAAGTTCGCCACCGCAGCCATGCGTACCGGCACTGAGCAGGAGCCCTACGCCCGCGCCGCCTACGAAGCCAGGACCAAGCTGTTTGTTGAAGAGGCCGGGTTCATCACCACCGAAGACAACCTGTTCGGCGTCAGCGTGGACGGCATGGTAGACGCCGATGGCCTAATCGAAATCAAGACGATGGTTTCGTCCGCAACCCTGTTCAACGCAGTAGTGGATGGGGACATCAGCGAATACATCGACCAGTGCAACGGCGCGATGTGGCTGCTGGGCCGCAAGTGGGTGGACCTCGTTCTGTGGGCGCCTGATCTGGAACCTATCGGCCGGCACCTGACCATCCGCCGTATCGATCGCGATGACAACGCTATCGAGGAACTGGAAGCAGACCTGATGGAGTTTGAACGCATGGTCACGAAGTACGAAACCCTACTCAAAAAGGAAGCCGCGTAATGGCCAGCGTTAACAAAGTCATTTTGGTGGGCAATCTCGGGCGAGACCCGGAGGTCCGCTACAACCCCGAAGGCGGGGCCATCTGCAACATGTCCGTAGCCACGACTTCCAGCTGGAAGGACAAGGCCACGGGCGAGAAGCGCGAAGAGACCGAATGGCACCGCGTCGTCTTGTACAACCGCTTGGCCGAGATTGCCGGCGAGTACCTTAAGAAAGGCCGCTCCGTCTATCTGGAAGGCCGCCTCAAGACGCGCAAATGGCAGGACAAGGACACCGGCGCCGACCGCTACAGCACCGAAGTGGTGGCCGATCAGATGCAGATGCTGGGCGGTCGCGACGAGGGCGACAGTGCGCCGCCTGAGCGCCAGCCGCAGCGCGCCTCAGCACAACGCCCGACGAGCCAACGCAACGAGTACGCCAACCAACGCGGCGGCCCTTCGCCTCAATCATCGCCACCGGCAAACCTTGCCGACATGGACGACGACATCCCGTTCTAGTTCCTACCCCGCAGCCCCGTACCCCGCCGTCTGTCCGGGGCTGCCCTTCTATTGCCTGGAGATCCCATGCCCAACGAATCCTCCCCGCCGCTGGATGATGACTATCCGGGCGATCTGAACCCTATCGCATGCTTCTTCGGCATGCTCGTGGTGGACATTGCACTGGCTGCCATCTGGATATTCCGCAACGAGATTTGGAGTTGAGCATGAACACAGAATGGAAGCCTATCGCCAGCGCGCCGAAGGATGGCAGCTCCGTGCTGCTGCGCGGGAAAGGTGATCACAGAATTGCGGACGGATATTGGCTGCAAGCGGCGTACAACGGCGTTGGTGCATGGGTGTGGCCATACGTCCACAGCGAGCCGGTGCACTGGATGCCGCTGCCCGCAGAGCCTTGCTTGACCTGCAACGGCCACGGGATGATTGGTGGCTTGACTCAACATTCCGGATACGACGCCGAGCCGTGCCCGGACTGCACCCCCGCCCCTACCTCGCACCCTATACCCACCGGAGCGACGGGGGATCGCGACTGGGAACTGGCGTGCGACGAGTGCAACGGCTCCGGCCATGTGTTCGTCAAGCACCAGGTCGCCGAGCGCAAGACCGACGTGCAGGAGTTCAAGGAGGAATGCGAGGCCTGCGAGGGTCGCGGCTTCAACATCGCGTTCGAGGACATTCCGGGCATTGCGGAGTATGTGAAGTCGTGTCGCCCTGCCTCCACGGCGGCGACTGAGGGTGCGGTGAAGCGCCTGCGCGATGCGATCGAAGGAGAGTGTGGCGGGAACTGGATGAGTGAGAAACAGGCCGCTGCGGTTCTGGCGCACCTGGGTATCAACGCTCCCGCTGCTGGCGATGCGCTGGATGCCAAGCGGTATCGCTGGCTGCGTGACCCAAAAACTGACCCTGCCCTAGTGCTGGATAAGCGCACAGGCTACGTGCCAGAAGATGAAAGCGTCCCGGGTGTTGGCGGATATCACACCTATGAGTATCGCGCTGGCGAAGAACTTGATGCCGCTATCGACGCCTCCATCGCAGCCCAGGTCCCGCACAAAGGAGGTGCAGCATGAGGTTCTACGCGCGGGTTTGGCCGCAATCTGGCCCGGAGCGCCGCCGCACTTTGGCCCCGGAATTTGTCCAACGCTCGTCTGTCGATGATATCGACGAGGAGGAAGCCGAGGCATGCGCCGAAGACTACTTCCGCAACCACGACGGCTTTGAGGCCAATTGGCCGCTGACGTTCGCCATATTCGACGGCTTTACCGGCCCCGAGATTGGGCGCTGGGAAGTCGCCCTTGAATACGAGCCGACGTTTACCGCCGCCATTGCCCAGCAGAAGGGAGAGGCGTGATGGACGAGACCACCGCCTGGCTCGAAAGCAGCGCCCATCTGCCGCCGCCGCTGCGCGACTTCCACGACCAGAAGGATCTGTTCAAGGCCATGCACGAGATCATCAACTTGCAGGGCAACGATATCGCCCGAAAGGTCGGTTGGGCCACGGGGCAGTGCTACGTGATCGACGTCTTCCTTCGGTTCATGGCGCGGCGCGGCTACACGCTCCAGCGCAGCCGCGCCCGTGTTCCGTTTCGAGATTTGGACCAGGACGTCCGGGCGGCACGAGAGGCGCGGGATACGGCGACCGCCAAGGCGCTCGCCGAATGGATCAACCAGCCCACCACCAAGGAAAGCCATGACTGAGAACAACGCCGCCCAGCCTGGGCTGACGGATGACGAAATCCGCGACATCATCACCAACGCCCATCAATCGCACGGGGCATTCAAGACCGGGTACGGGCTGGCTCTGGGCCGCGCCATCGAATCCGCCCTGCTGTCCAAGCTGCGCGCGGAGGGCGTGCAGGCGGGCGAGCCGGTGGCCGATGAGCGGTGCAAGCGATGCGGCGGACCCGGCTGGTACACCAGCCACACCACTGGATACCCGGAGTCGATTCCGTGCAGCGCCTGCAACCCTCAAGGAGTTTCGGTTGAACAACTGGAGAATGACCCATTCCTGGCTGCGCAGCTTTGGCGCAAGTCTGCGGACGCCGAGGGTTCGCCCTTGGAACGAATTCTGGAACACGTCAGCGAATACGGCGAAAGCATGGCGTCCAGCACCTTGCTGTCCGTTCGTTCGATTGCTCGCCGCAATGTGGAAACCCGAATTGCAGCAGAACTCGCCGCCCTGGCAAGCGCCCCTGTAGCCGGGGAGGCGGAAAAGCCGGTGGCAGAAGTGGTGTCGCGCTATGGCGACCCTGAGGCATTTGGCGAGCGCGACCTCAAGGTGCTGGTGGATCTGAACAGCTATCCCTATGGCGCCAAGTTCTATGCCGCGCCCCAGGCCAGCGAGGCGGTGCGCAATGCCGATCAGGACGAAATGGAGCGGCTGGGCTGGGTGAACATCGGCTACAAGCACGACCTGGAGAAAGCCCGGCGCGCGATCAGCTTCTGCAACATCCCGGGCTTTGACACGATGAGCCTGGACAACGCCATCTACTGGCTGCGCGCCAACGCTGACAAGGACGGCGGGGATTGCGCGAAGAGTGCGGGGGAGAACCTGCTCGATTACGCGATGGCGATTGCCCACGAGCGCGAGCTCGACGTGCTTGGGCATAAGCACAACAGCGATGAGGCGGTGGACAGATTCAAAGCTGCCGTTGATCGTGCCCTGCCCTCCACCCCGTCAGTCGTCAAGCAATCCTTGACAGCTACACAGACGGGCGAGAAAGGAGAGAGCGATGAATGATCTGATGAAATTCGACCCGGCCAGCGGCTGGAGCAAGCCCTACCCGAGCCATGCGGCCCAATGGCGCGAGCATAACGGCAAGACGGCATGGCTGTTCAACCCGTGGACCGGCGAGCGCCGTAACGCCCAGGATGTTGGCTCTGATCCGTTCGGGCTTCTCATCAACTCTGGCGCCGCCCTGACAGCCCAGCACCCCCGCACGGACGGAGGCGGACATGGCTGATCTACCCAAGATTACGCACGTAGCCATCAAGCACGCTGGCAAGGTGCATTCCCTTCCTGCGCCGAACCGCCATCACCACGTAATCAGGGCCATGGGCGGCATCCCGGGTCCGGATATCCAAGGGTTCCTGGACGACACCGGCCGATTCCTGAACCGGCGCGAGGCCTACAGGCTTGCCAGCAGAAACGGCCAGATGACCCGCCCCATCCCGCGCCGAGCGGGATGCGCTGGTGGCGATGGCGCGGGATGGGGCGGGGCTGCGCTGGCTGGACCGGTACGCCCATTGCGCGGATTGGGCAGAAGGCGAGCCGATCAAGCGGATAGTTTGCGCAGACACTGGCGAAGAATTTATTGCCGAGACGTGGGCCCAGGCCATCAAGACCGCCATGAAGGAGGGTTCCCCATGACGATGCTCCCCGAAATCGACCCTGAAACCGACGACTGGTCCAAGCGTGACCCCGCCATCGCATTCCACCTGATCGACCGATACGCTGATAACTGGTCGCATACCGGCGTGCTGATGGAGCGCTGGGCCAGGGCTTGGGTGAAGGCTAATCCGGAGAAGGAGGAAACATGAGCCTAGCATTTGACGCTATGGAGTTTGCCCGAGTTGTCCATAAGGACCAGCGGCGCAAGTACACCAACAACCCGTACACGGATCATTTGGCGGAAGTCGCCGGAACCGTTGCCACCGTGGTCGACTGGCAGCTTATACACCCCCAGGTCATGATTGCTACCGCATGGCTCCACGACTGCATGGAGGATCAGGGAGTCACCACGGCCGGTCTATGGGACCACCTCAGCATCAACAGCGATTATTCGATGACCGAAGTGGAAGCAGTGGTGCGGGGTGTCTGGTTCCTGTCTGATTTGGAGGAAGGCAATCGCGCCGAGCGCAAGCGTCTGTCTCGCGAGCGTCTGGGCGGCGCTCCTGGATGGGTCCAAACCATCAAAGTTGCGGACCTCATCAGCAACACCAGCAGCATCGTCCAGCATGACCCCAAGTTTGCTGTGACCTACCTGGAGGAAAAGCGCCTTCTCCTGGATGTCCTAACACTGGCCGACCCCAGGCTACTACAGATAGCCCGAAACCAGATTCAACAGCCCGCCTAGCGCGGGCTTCGTTTTGGAGGCGATATGAAATCAACAGAAGTAGGCGTAGTCGTACTTTTCCTGTGGATCATCCTGGCGTGGTTCACGCACATCATCGTGTGCCTGAAAACCGCGTCCTGGGGATTCTTGATCGCGGGCGCCCTGTTCTTCCCCGTCGCCTGGGTCCACGGCACAGGGATATGGCTAGGCGCGTTTTAGGAGGCAATATGCTCTCAGTCCCAGAGGCCGCCCGAGAATTGGGGGTCTCCCCTCGTACCGTCTATGATCTGGCCGCCCCAGGTGGCCCGATCCCCTGCCACCGCGTCGGGCGCCGAATCCTATTCGCACCCGAAGACCTAGCCGAGTACCTGCAATCATGCCGATATACCGAGACAAAGCGCGCGGTTGCCTCATGTTTGAGTTCGACCGTCTCATTGAAGGGCAGCGGGTCCGCGCTCGAAAAGCTCTTCCAAAGTCGTGGAGTAAAGCCCAAGCTGACGCCTACGACCGCCAAGAGTCGGCCCGACTCTACGCGCTTGCAACTGGTGTCGAGCGCCCGCAGTTCCTGATTGAGGACGCGGTGGCGATCTACATCAAGGAGCGCATCCCGGACCTGAAGTCCGGGGAGATCATCACCCGAGAGCTTGCGCAGATGATGTGGGCCTACCAGGGCAAGCCCATGGGCGCGCTACACGAAGTGTGCCGGGAATACGCCGACAAGGCGTTGCACGAACTGACCGGCGAACCGCTGGCCCCGGCCACCAAGCGCAACCGAATCCGCTATCTGACCAGCGCCTGCCGCTGGGGATGGAAGCGCCACGGGATGCACGACCGTGACCCAGCCGAGCGAGTAATCGCTCCAGAGGTTCGGAACGAGCGCCGGCACTATGTGAACCGGGCTGAGATGCTGGCCATCGCCAGGGCGTGCAAGTGCAAGAAGTCGCGCGCGGCTATCCGGATCGCCTTCTATAGCGGGATGCGCCTGAGCGAGATTCTGGAGGCGGTACGCCAGGATGGGATGTTTCTGCTGGAGGACACGAAGAACGGCGAACCCCGCCACGTGCCGATGCACCCGAAGATCCGGGTCGCGGCTAAGGTGGGTCCGCGCAACAAGTGGAACGTGTCCAAGGAGTTCAAGGCGGCAGCAGTCGCCGTGGGCATGGGCCATCTGCGCTTTCACGACCTGCGGCATAGCGCGGCAAGCGCCATGATCAACGCCAAGGTCAACCTGTACACGGTCGGCGCGGTGCTGGGTCATAAGTCGGCAGCTAGTACGCAACGCTATGCGCATTTGGCTACCGAGTCGATCAAATTGGCATTGGGGGAAATTGGCAAGAAATCCCCCACACAAAAGAAAGCGCGGGTTGCGTGA